TTAGCGAGCATTCATTTGTTCTCGTTGATATGCGGTAATCTCGCTTTCAACAAAGCGGGTTGCCATTCCCATTTTTACTCGTTTGGGGAAATTAGGTTTAAAGTGTGGGGACTTTGGATTTAACCAATTATGCAAGGTTGATTTTTTGATCCCCAACTTGTCTAAAACCTCACTGATTTTTAAGTATCTTACTTCCATATTCTCTCCAAAAAATAACCGCTTGCAGTACAAGCGGTTGGTTTGTCAAGTGTTCATTTGTTCATTGAACGAATGAACTGTTACATTGTTTGCCATCGCAGTCGTTGCGTAACTCTAAATGGTCTGCAACCACCACGAAAGCGGTTAAAAATAGAATGATTTTTGCGTGTTTCATCGTCTAATCCTCAAAATTTGGGTATGGAAATCCGCCGCTTGATTTTTCACAAGCGGTCGGGTTTTATGATTTTTTGTGATTAGAACGTTGGCTTTTTAAATGCCGGGTCGAAACCTCGAACGTGTTTGAGTACACGCCAGTTTGTCATCGGGTCGCAATCAAAATCTTTGGTAATCCGCTCAAGGATTTTATGAGCTGATTGTGCGGTGTGGCTGTATTCAAAACCTTGCCCGTAGATTTCAGGTGCGATATTCGAGCCGAGCTTTTGAAACATCGGGTAAATGTAGCGGAAAGTGTGAATACCCCGCACGAAAGCGAACCAAGCCCATACGAGGCTTTGTAGTTCATCTTCGGTAAAGTCGAAGGTGTATTTCTTTGGCGGCTCGGGTAAGGCTAATTGCTGTTGAGCTTGATATTTTCCTGTTTTTCGGATCTGCGGTAGCACTTCTTCAAATACCCACGCTTCAAACTTTTCTGCTTCGGGTTTGCGAGATTTGATAATCAGGCGGTATAAGTTAGGCTCGTTGATGAAGATTGCTTCTTTTCTACCGCTTGAATGGCTGATGTAACGTTTCGTTACACCAGCTTCTTTGCAGTGATCTTGTAATGCTTTTCGTGAATTTGTGTATCCTAAAATTGAGCAGACATCTGAACCACAGAACCAATGTTCTTGATTCGGGTCAGTAATTACACGAACTTGAGATGATTTGAAATTGAATGCAGAGAATTGAATTTGATTTGTCATTTTGTAACCCTTGTACTATTTGTTAAAACAAGCCACTTTCGACAGTGGCGTCGGGAGGTTCGAAAACCCCGTACAAGGCAAGGGCTGGACTTATTTCCTTTCGGTATTGTATTAGTCGCCCTCCCGACATAGTCAGGATTACGGATATAAAAAAATCGCCTAGTGGCGATTAGTAAACTATCCGCCTTGTACATTGAGGTTTCGACACCTTAGGCGGGATAGTAAGTCAAAGTTTGGCGGTTGTCAAATCATTGCCGCAATAATTTTTGTTGCAACCGTTTTGATTACATCAAAGCTCAAATCAAGGCTTTTACTTTGGACAGTGGATTTTACTTTATTCCATACGCTGTCATTGCGGATTTTGTCTAAAAATTCGTGTCCTTGCCAAGTCAGGCTAGTTGCAGAAAAATCTTCCTCTTCCAAAGAAGAAACATCTATTGCCTCAATCAGCCCAGCATTACTTAGTAATTTATAATGATAGGCAACCGTTTTTGCATCATAGCCCTTAATATCAGTAGATTCTAGCCAACTGATGCTGTCTGCTTTTTCTTCCAGTTTGAGTAGTATTTTGCGGATTAAATCCCAGTTGCGTTTCATCTTACTCTCCAAATTTTAGATATAAAAAAAGCCACTATGTGAGTGGCGTATTGTGAAATAGATATTAGGGTAGCCCAATCGTCAGAATCAATAAATTTAACGCATTCTTCATAGACACCTCCTTAAATAAACGACATGTATAAACAAAAACATCTTTGAATATTTGAAAAAGGGTTGTTATTACAACAAAACTATTTATTAATGAGAAAATTGATTGAGTTTCCCCTAGGACTTGAGCTAGCCTAATATCTATCTAAATCAATATTAATCAGAGACTTGCTAATTGTCAAATACCAATATCTATTTTTGCGATCTGCATCGAAAAAATAACTATCCAATCTGACAGTAAAACGCTTTCATAGTAACCTCTCCAAAAACAACGGAGGAAACTATGAAAGAGCTTTTTAAGCAATGGTTAATCAACCAAAATTCAGATTTTATTAATGGCTGTGGCATTGACTGCATTTTGTCGAAAGTTGATGACCGGCTAAATATAACCAATGCCAACGAAGAAGAAACCGAAACGCTGCAAGAGTGGTTGGATGCCTTTATGCAGACTGTTTCGGTTTTTGTGGCGTAAGGTAAAACCGCACGGTTAGGTGCGGTTGAGTGGGTTAATACAGCATTTCGCTATACAGTTCATCAGGCTCATAATTAAGCTTGAAACGGATTTGGTTATTAGCTTTAGCAATTTGCAGAGCTTCTTTTCTATCAACAAATCTACAAAAGTTCGTTAAAAAACCTTGTTGTTTCTCTTCCCATTCATCATAAGCGAAATTATTTAATATGCTATGAGTTGTTTTGTCATAATGCCTTACGGAAGGAATAATAATTTCAATGCTTGGATCTGTGATATTAAAGAATTTAATAGCAGCACAAGTGATTAATTCAGGGTGTTGATTAAACATTACAAATCCTCACTCTTGAGCCAAACCCCGTCCCGCATTTCTCCCTTGCGGTCTTTGATTTGGTTGTAGGCGTGTTGGACGCAGTCTTTGATATCCAAATTAAAATAATCAGCAATCGCTATTAAGTTTGGGACGAGAAGATGGATATACCTATATCTCTGGTATTTATAGATGTCGCATATATCCTCAATCATATTTATTAAAAACTTATCAACATTATCGCCAACAGTTTGGCCATAAAAGGATAATCTTTCTTTATTTTTATTTTGCTTATTTAAAATCACCAACACCACAAAACAATCCCCAATTGCATCTTTAATCATTTCGGGATTGTTTCTGGCAATTCCACCGCAGAGTTCGCCGAACTCTTCCATTAGCTTGAGCATTTGCTTTTGTGGGGTAGATCCGTTGATTAAATTACGGTCTTCCGCCCATTGTTCGATGTTTTTAATTAGTTGTTGCATTGTTTAGTCCTCTTTTGGTGGTTCGGGGAGTGGTCGCCAGTGGGTTACATCTATTGCATTTTCATAATCTGGTCCATTATGATTTATTGCGACAAAATAACATTCATCATCAGCTAACTCTAGGGATACAATTAAAATTAATTCCTTTCCCAATACATTACATAAGCCTAATACATCAGTTTCAATCGCTGGAAGCCTATCTTCAACCGAAACCCAGCCGTTGTTTTCTTTACTCATTTTTTTCTACCTCTCTTTTTGTGTTTATGGATATGTTTAACAATGATTGGCTTTAGCTCTTGCTCGTGCAATTCATCTATCTGTTTGAGTAGGTGTTGCTTGTCGGCAACAAGTTCTTCGTTACGTCTAAGCAATGTATTATTTTGTGTTTCAAGGTGGCTTACCTGCTCTTTTAGTCGATGGTTTTCGCAAGAGAGCTCATCAAACTTCAAGGAGATGAACTTTATAGATATCTCCTGTGAGCGGTATTTTCTCCAATGGTAAAATGGGTTTAGGTTCATTTTTTCTTATTCTCCAAATAATGCTGATAAATTTTTTCACTATTGGCGGCATCTGCTAGGATAAATTCACGGCACATATCGCCTCTGTAGTTGTCCCACGCTAACTCCCTAAAGCTAGGGTGCTTTTTGGCAAGAGATTTTAATCCCTCGCAAATATGCTGATACCGCTTTTCGCCAATGCCTTTTAGTTGCTTGAGGCGTTCTTCCTCTTGCCAGAATAGAGTCATTAGGTCAGGGATATTATGCTTGCGTAAGGTGCAAGCGGTCTGTTTTGGCACAAAATCTTCAAGTGGGATATCTTTGATCACACTTTCTGCCTCTGCCTTAATCTGCAACATTTCGTAATGGGTTTTAATGTTGTTTGCATCAAAGACCTTCAGCCAATGCAATAACTTGTCTATATCGCTTTCTGCTAATTCGGTTTGGTAGGGGATAGCAATAAAAAAGGAGCTTAAAATATGCTCCTTGTTTACGTCATTGATTTGCTCCGCTACAAACTCGTAAATCCATTGCTGAATTTGCGGATCGTGATAGATGAATTCGTTATTGGCACTTTGTTGCGTGTGGGTGAAATAGTTTTGTCCCAGCTGATTACGGCAAGCTACGCCTGCTACCACCGTCCATTTATGTGGTGTCATAAAGGTAAGGCGATAATCCGTTAAACGATGGGGAGCAAGCCATTCACCGCTAGGCACAGGTTTATCATGGAATACCCATACTTTGCCATCTTTGCCTAGTCCTTGAGCGTGGATTATCATCGTACCTTGTTCTGCTACTTTTGTAGCCCATTTATCAAGCTTTTTGGGATTGTATTTTTTATTACGGGGCTTTTTAGCCATAGCTTTCACCTTGAAAAATCAATTTACTCAGTAGCCGTACCTAAAATTCTGCTTCTCGCTACCTCAATCAGTAGCTGATATTCACGCTTCGTTTTCTCATCGTGAACTTCGGCGGATTTTGCTAAAAACTCTTCGACTGTGCCGGTGAAACAGCCTCTTGTTACAATCAGTCCATCTTTGCCATTGTAAACGGTTAATGTACCGTTCTCTGTGCCGACATTGCTCGCCCAGATAATCATTTCCCGCTCGAAAATTACAGCACAAGATCGCACCTCAGCATTGCCGTACACCAGAGCATTGCCGTACACCAGAGCATTGCCGTACACCTCAGCATTGCCGTACACCTCAGCATTGCCGTACACCTCAGCATTGCCGTACACCCGAGCATTGCCGTACACCTCAGCATTGCCGTACACCTCAGCATTGCCGTACACCTCAGCATTGCCGTACACCTCAGCATTGCCGTACACCTCAGCATTGCCGCACACCAGAGCATTGCCGTACACCTCAGCATTGCCGTACACCCAAGCATTGCCGCACACCAGAGCATTGCCGTACACCCGAGCATTGCCGTACACCCAAGCATTGCCGCACACCAGAGCATTGCCGTACACCCAAGCATTGCCGTTCTGATCTAGGTTGCTTTCTTTTTCGACATAGCCTCCAAGCTCACCAGCCACTACTAAGCCAAAGGAGATTAAGGCTTTGATGCGGTAGAGCTTTCTGCCGTTGTGGTTGATGGTGTCGTCTTGGAGGAGTTCGTATTTCTTTTGAATTTGGTTTGTCATTATTAAAATCCTTTGTTTATAATCCATACTTCATCATAAAGTCGTATTCACACAGATGGGCGAATCCTTTTTCACTAAGCCATCTTTCTGTTTCAGATTCAAGTGTAGCGAGGTAAGCTCCATCTGGCATATCTTCAGCCATATCTTTCACGGCTTGAATAAAACCTTGGTATTCTCTAATTTGTTGCTGATTTGGCTTTCTTTTCTTTTTCATAGATTTTTGAGTTTGGTTTGTCATAGTTTTTACCTACTAAAAAGCCCCTTTCGGGGCGGTGGGTTAGTCAGGAATTTTAAAGTCAAATTCTTCGGGTTGTTTGATTTGCTTGATTACCTTGCCTTCGGCATAGTTTTTAAAGGCTCGCATTGTCTTTTTCATTAGTTTTTTTCGTTCACTATTACCGTGAGAACCACTACTAGAACTAGAAGAAAGCAAATGTTCTCTGAACTTAATAGCGGTTACATCACCAGCTTTTCTATCGTCCGGCATAATTCCGGTTACAAGCATATTCATAAATCGTTCAACATCTTCTTCACCGTAATACAAGGAACAAATAGCTAACGCAGCAAGAATTGGGGCAGATGTTATGCTTTTCTTGGCTGTTTTCCCTAATCTCTGTCCAAATAAGACTGTTTTTCTATTTCTCAAAAAATAGTCTTCATATCTGAAAATGTTAGGTGGGTTTGCATTTCCTTTATCTGCAAGTATTTTTAATATCGCAGCTCCCATTGTGGACAGTTCTGAATATCCTGCAATTCTTAACTGATCTTGCATACTGCGAACTCGACCATTATCAATGGCTTTAGTATCACAGAATTGTAAACCTTTCGTTACCATCACTTCTACAGCAACACCAGAAAGCTCAATACCCTTTAATCTATGCTGCCCATCTATAAGATTGCCATCGTCAGAAAAAGCAATACCCTGATGTGTTACAACCCAATTATTAGATAGAATAATATCTCTATAAACTTTTGCTCGCTCAATATTCAAAGAGCGGTTTTGATTGTTATGCTTTTCTAACCATTCTTTTGCCATTTCTGGTGTAACGGTAATAATTTGTGTGACTATCATCACATCATCTCCTGTATTAGTTCATCATAATAACGCCCTGCCGCTGCAACCCGCTCTTTGATTTTCTCAATCACGTTATCATCACGTTTGATTGTAACGGTAGTAAGGCGTTTTTCTTGTGGGATTTGCTCGACTAAATCCACCAGTTTATTCGGGTCTTCGTATGTGCCGATAAGGTCGAATGGCGTGGGAAATAGCACAAAATCAATTTCTGCTTGTTCGCACTCCCATAGCCACATATAGCCTTGCATTTGGATGTCGTAGCCAGCTTTTTGGGCTTTAGCTTCAGCTTCATCACGGAAGAAAGGATGTGTGCCAATATCCCAACTGCATTTTGTGTCGATGATTAGTTTTCGGCTTGGCACATAAATATCACATTCGCCGTTAATAATGCCGTTATCTCGCCGTTCGGTGTTTTTCTTTAGCACTAAGCCACGAGTAAAGCCGCTGAGTTTGATTGCCTGTTCTTCGAGCTGGTTGCCTTTTTCGGTGTATTTGTTGCCGTCAAAGGATTGATAGCCGAACAGGTCGAACTTAGCCATTTCACGCACCGCAGCTTTTGCGGTGTCGGAAATCAGTCCAGCTTCACGGTCGGCTTTGGTGCGTGGTTCGCTCATTAGCTGGTGTAGCATTGAGCAACGGGGGCGGAATTTGTACATTTTGCTATTGTCCATTCTCTAATTTCTCCAACTCGGCATACTGTTCTTTGTTGAACTCATTACCTTGATCGCACAACTCTTGCAGTGTAACTTCTTTGTTGATGATATTTTGTTTCAACATCTCAAAACGCTCATCACTAACAAATGCGGAAAATTCAGCTTCAATAATGTCATTAGTTTGATTTTGTTTAGTTAGCTCTTGATTTTCAGCAATATGTCTTTTATCAACATCATTTTCCATTTCAACCGCTCGTGCTAGTTGCTCTTGCATTGGCATTTTACTTAATACATATTTAGTGGCTTTACCCATATACATTTCCAAATTCCACAGAGAATAAGGGGAGTAACTGCCATTTTTCTTACTTGGGCTAACCCCTGCAATTTGTTGGATTTTGCCGATACTGACGAATTTATGTGAAATTTCGCCATCTTCTTTGGTGGAAACAAGCACGCCTTTTAGGTGGCTTTCTACCCATTCAGGGATATGGTCTTGTTGAGCATCTAAGTTGGGGATATGTTTGACCGTTGTGTCAAAACCATCGCTTGAAATCTCAAACTCATCGCAATCGTAGATTGGCGTAACATTTAGGCGGATACCAGCACGTTTGGCGAGCAATTGCCAGCCTTTATAGCCAATCTGAAATTCAGCGTCTTTTTTATAGCGAACAATATAGGCAAGCCCCATATTTTTGTTGAGAGATAAATCTAATTCCGCTGCCTGTAAGCCTGATTTCACAATGCTTTCTGGCGAACAGGTGGATAACGTGCCATCTAACGCAACATTAATAAGTGTTGCAGAAAACTTTTCTCGTTTCACCGGATCGCCAAGTAGTTGCATAATGCGATTTTGCGTAGCTTGTCCGGTAATTAAATTTTTAATTTTGGTTTGACGTTCTACTATTGGATTTTTAGCGTGCTGTTGCTGATTTGCGGTTGTCATTTTCTTGTCCTCTAAATTTCATTTCTGCGTTCGTTCTGTTCGGCTATATAAGCGTTAATCGCCTTAACCCAACCATCAGAACCGGCTAGGATAGTTGCAACGGTTTCAAATCCGTTGTTTCCCAGTACTTCAATGATGTTTTCTTCAACCAGAATAAAAGCCTCTTCGCTAGGGTCTTCTTTTGGTTGAAGTGATGCATCTGTGTAATCTCTATAGCCACTCATCACGATTTCCCCAATTTGATATGTTCTGTCACCTTAAACTCGCATTTCTCTGGCTTGCAGTTACCAGTTGGGACGATTTCCTCGCCGTCGCTGCATTGGTAGAGTAGGGCAAGAGTAAATACAAAAAGCATTGCAAATAGTGTATATCTAAGATGTCTAACCATTTTAGGTCTCCATTCTTCGCTGTTTTAGCTGAAACATTAATTTGTGAAAATCATTAAAAGCGGAAGCTGGTAACGCCTCTTTTTGGCGTGTTTCTGCTTTCATTTTTTCGTATTTGGCTTGAGAGAAACGGTAGTAAGGCTTTTCTTCTGCCTCTTTGATGAATCTCATCACCGCTGCTTTGTTGTATTGGTGAATTAACCGTCTATCACCACCGTTAGTTCGCCTTATCATTTCTGATTTTGGGAAGAACGGTCGCCGTTTATTTGGATCATCACTGCCCCAGTCGTAGAGATGAGGCGTTGATATGCCTAATAAACTCGCCACCTCTTTTGCCGTGAGGTATTCTGCTCTACTCATTTCAACATTTCCTTGATTTGGTTGATTCGATATTCAATCACCTCAAGCATTCCGTCTTGATTGGCTTTGCGTTGCTCAAGTTTAAATAATTCAGCTCTTAGTGCTTGGCGGTTGAGGGTAAATTGCATAAAGGTTGGCATAGTAAATTCCTTCTAAAAAATCCCCGCACGGGGCGGGGAAACGGAGTCATTATGTTTATTATCAACCGCTCTACGTTATTAGGTTTCGTTTTTCAATCGTTTTACATCAAGGAGTGTGTAAAGCGGTTTTGGATGGTTACCGTTGATTAACCCCAACGGCAGGGCTTACTTAAATCACATTAAGGAGTGATGGCTTACACCATCTCAAACAGCTCTCTAGTACATTCGCTTTGCTGGATAACGACCATTGGGGAAAACTTATATACACAAAAAAACCAAAGTGAGGTTATCGAACTCGCTCTTTGTTGAGAGCTGTTTGAGGTGGTGGCTGGCTCAAATTTATTTATCAATCATTGAATGGTTAGTTAAACAATGATTTTGTCAGCCTTGCCCCGCCTTTCTTTATACTTGTAAGGCTTAAGTGCGTAAAAATTACCGTGTGGCTTCGTAGTGGTGTGCTACTGCTATTTACACGGACTTAACCGATTCTAAAATTTGCTAGGTATTAGACACATTGAATCAAACGGTTCAGCTTTTCTCGAATCCCTGTTGAAAGCGGTGGTTCAAACCTCCACGCTTTGACTAACTTTCTCACCATTAGCTTCTTAATTCGTGCCTTGCTCGTTTTAAAAGCGGTTTTGAATTTGATTTTTAAAGAGCATTGAGCCGTAGCTCGTTTTGATGGAACCATTATCACGCATTGTGATTCAACTGTAAATACTTAATGTGATATTTTTTTTAGCAAAATATCACCAATTGTGATAAACAATTGATTTCTAAAGGTTTAGGGGTGATTTGATTGCTTATTTTTTAAACGATAAAAATATAATTATTGAGATTGCGAGCTTGATCACAGACCGAAAACCACGCTTTTGAGAAAATAAGAAGGGATTTCTATGGAGGTTATATGAAAAAACCACTGATTACTTTATGTTGCTTACCTGCTTTTTCTTTTGCCAATGAAACTGGGGAAAGTTGTTCTAAGGTTGAAGATAGTTCAAAACGCTTGGAATGTTACGATAGTGTCTTTATAAAAAAAGATGCCGGCAAAGATGAGGCTACCGTTGAAAAACCTAAGTGGGAATATGAACAAGAGAAAGATGAATTGCGTAATGCCACAACTTATCTTGCTAGAGTGAGATCGACTAATACAATAGATTTTGGTTTTCCGTATGATTCATCCGGACTGAATTTAATGCTACGCAAAGATCCTAAATATGGAAATGATGTCATTTTCAGCATCCATGGACAGTTTAATGGCTGTATGATTGAGAGCTGTAAAATTACCGTGAAGTTTGATGATGGTAAATTGGAAAGTTATCGAATGGTTGGAGCGGATGGCGGCAGCAATGATACGCTTTTCATCGAAAATGCAAAAGCAATGAAAACTTTTGTAGATAAGTTGAAAAAGTCGAAAAAACTAATTGTAGAGGCGAGTTTTTACAATTATGGCAAAGGGCAATTTACCTTTGATACACAAGGGTTAGAGTGGAAACATTTTTAATTAAGAAAAAGCTACATAGATGCGTAGCTTTTTTGCTTAGATATGTTGGGGCAAAATAACGATTTCAGCTTCAAAAATTTGTTGGTCGAAAAAGATTTGGCGTTGCCAAATAAGTGCTTGTGAAAGCTGACGAAACGCAAATCGTTCAGGTGCTATCTTTTGTAGTGCTAACTCAAATTGCTTGTAAGTTTTTTCTAAATTCTCTAGTGCGTGCGTTGGTTTCTTGGCAATTCGCTTATTCCAAACCACTTCTTGATGATACAGCCGATTTCTAAAACGCATAATTTGCTTTAATGTATTGTATAAATCCTTAAAATTACTAAATCTATGTCCAAAAATAGGCTTTAATACGCTTTGCCAGTAAGCAACATATTGATTACGCTTTATATCATAATTAAATAGATTTACCCAAAATCCAAAAGAAATATGAGAAATTATGTCATTTTCATTATAGTTACGTCCGCATTCACTAATGGCTTTTTGTAGCTGGCGTTTAGATTCTGCATTAAGAGGAGCATTACTATCGTTCGCTAGAAAATGAAAGAATTCGTATAAATTATGATTAGGTGCAGCAAAGCGTAACAACTGGCTGACTTCATTTCTTAGTGCCACCTCTATTTCTTGAATCAATGAAAAATAAATTCCTGTTCGATGTTGCAAGGCGGTATAAATTGCAATAGCTTCTTTCTGTTTTGTGGGATCATTTCGGAAAAAGCAAAATAAATATGTACTCAGCCGACTTTCTGAAATACTTAGCACTTGTTTGGACAACATATTTTCCTTTACTCAAGTTTAGTTTAATGTAATAATACTTGCACTGGCAACGGACCCGAAGCCCCAGACGTAGGAGCTGGATTGCTTTGTAAAGTGTGAGAATCGCTTATTTGCGGTTCAGAAAAGGTAGGTTTTTTAACCTACCTTTTCTTTATCTACACTGTTCTTCCAACCATTTCTTAAATGTTTCTTTTTTCCAACGAGCTTTCCCCAAAATATATAAATCAGGTTTAGGAAATGAAATATTCTTTTCTAACTCTTGATTGACTAACTCAACATGGGTATCAAACATTCTTCTTGTATTATACACAGCAGCACCTAGCCCTCCATTTATACGCAAATAATGGTTAGGTAAATTAACCAACTCTTGAAACTCATCTGCCCCAATACCTAACCTATTGATAATATCATTTGCTGAAAGCAGTTCCGCACTTCCTTTCATTATGTCATTAACGACTTTATCTTTAGGTGTCGAAGCTAATTGAGCTTCTACAATCGCCTGTTTTACATCTTTAAATTCTGTCATATTATCAATTCCTATCTCTTTCTACGATAAATACGATGCTCTACCATTGTGCCGATAATTCGGATTTCTTGCTTTAGCGTTGATAATTTATGGTAATCCGGATTAAGAGCGATAAGCTCAAAATGTTGTCTTCCGTATGCGTCTAAGTCTTCTAACGGACGGTATTTTTTGAAAGTAGCCTCATAATCGCCATTAATTGCTGCCACAAACTCACCGGCGTGCGGTTGTACATCAGGATCAATAATTACTCGGTCTCCTTCAATAAAATCAGGGTTCATTGAATCGCCTTTAATTTCTAAAGCAAAGGCATTTTCAGACACATCAAGATCAGTCAGGATATATTCATAATCGCCACAGCTTTCACGAAAATCATCAATACCCGTCCATTGTCCAGCTTGGATATAGCTAATGAGAGGAACTTTAGTTGTTCCAATAGTAGCTGGAATAATATTACTCGAACCAAAAGCAAGATCGGAAGGTTCAATATTTAATACCGAAGAAATAATTCGGATATCTTCTAAATCAGGCGTCCTTGTTCCTGTTTCATAATTACCAATCCTTGATTGCCCCCATTTACTTGCTTTTTCTCTAGTATCTAGCTTGCCACAAGCTTCAGCAAAGTCTTTCTGATTCAAGCCTAGAGCCATTCTAAACTTTTTAATACGTTCACCAAGTGTGTCCATAAAGCACCTCTCTTTGAGTTTTATCTAATAATATCACGCTACGTTATATCTATAAAACACAATTCGCAGTTTACATTTATCACAAAAAGTGATTTAATTAATGGAAAATTATCACAAAGAGAATTTATATGAATAAAATCGCAGATTTCAGAAAAGAACTGAATGTAACACAAGCCCAACTCGCTGAAAAAATTGGTTGGACTCAGCCAAGAATAGCTAACTATGAAACAGGTCTCCGAACACCGAGCCTACAAGATGGAAGAAAAATTGTTAGAGCTTTAAATGCTTTTGGCCTAAGCGTTAGCTTTGATGATGTATTTCCAGATGATAAACAATAAAAAACCACCGCTGGAACGGTGGCTATAAAACTAATCTTTTTTAAAGAATTTCTTTAATGCAAGGGGCAATAAAACTACTGCCCAAATGTGGAAGTAGAGTTTGAAAATGAAGAAAGTTTGGGTATCTACGACTTTAAAGCCTAAATCTGCAAGCTCACTCTTGCTGAAAGAACCCAATGCAGCAAAAAGAGCAACCCCAACAATAGCGGAGAAATAAGCCTGATTATCAAACTCTTTTTTGAACTTTCTGACAATGAATTCGTGAATAACGATAAAGATTAAAGGCACTGAAATCACAATAACGTGCTGCATATTTTCACTAAATGAGCCAATTTTAAGTGTTAAAACCAAGGCTGAGAAAGTGGTGATATAGGCAAATAAATCTCGAACAAGAGAAAACATAGAGACCACCTACAATGAAGAATTTTTTAGAAATACTTAAATCATTCTATCACAGTAAAAATTCAATTTTTATTAGAGTCGTTATTTTTATGCTGCTTGTATGGTGGATTTTTGGCAAATAAAAAACCCACGCGGTAACGTGGGTAATTTACAAGGAGATAAATCCTTTGAAACATCAAGAGAATAATACACAAAAAAGCTCCTTATGGCAAGAGTTTGAATACCGAAAGCGGCTGAAAAAGCTAATTGAGAGTGGTTTATCCATTTCAGAAATTGAAATACGTTCACAACAAATCTATGAGGAGCTGAAAAATGAATACGCAACCCAAAGCAACTAACCCTATTTTAAAACTGCACCCAAAACAATCAGAGGCTAAGAAAGTGAGTGTTGATGATGGTTATACCGCAATCCCTAATGCGTTACTTGATGCAATTCTAAAATTTGATTTCAGTAATGCTCAAAGAAAAGTGGTATTAGCCGTTTTGCGTAAAACACTTTCTTGGCATAAGGAAATGGATTGGATTTGTAATGAGCAATTAGCAGAAATGGCAAATTTACCAGATATTAGCAAAGCAAGCAGAACAAAAAACGAGCTTTTGCGAATGAAGGTATTGGTTCAAGACGGTAAAAAAATAGGTGTAAATTTAGTCGTTTCTGAGTGGGAAAACGAAATTGTACAAAATGACAAAACTGTACAAAACAACAAACAGAATTGTACAAAACGACAAAAAGTTTTGTATGAAACGACAACCACAAAAGAAACTATTACAAAAGAAAAAATAAATATATCCCCCCATACCCCCCAAGGGGGAGGCGTTGAAAAAAACGTTGATGAAAAAATTTTAACTCAAGCGAATGAGTTGTTGGCGTATTACAACGATTTGGCAAAAAGCACTTGCCGTTCTGCTGAGCCATTTTTCAAGCTCCTGCAAAAAACAACCTGTAGAGAGGCTTACGCAGTTGATGATATTAAAATTGTTATTCGCTGGGCTTTGTCTGTTTGGAAGAACAGAACCGGTAAGCCTAAGCCTGAAAATATTTGCCGTGTAAAACGTTTTGACGGTTATCTTGCTGATGCGACAGCTTGGGCTAAATATGCAGATTTCGATACTCAAACGGTTATTGAAACCTACAACGACATTTTAGGCGAGCGTTTAATTCCGATTGAGGACGATGATGATTACGCTGCACAGCAGATTTTAGACTTACTGCCAAGACTTGAGCATAAAACTGTGTCGGCATTCAAGGCTTATTTCCAAGCGTTCGCTAACAATGCTAATCCGTATTACTTCGAGCCTGAAAGAAAAATAGGTTTTAGTTTCTTAATGAAACCAGAAACCCTGATGAAAACAAGACGAGGAGAGATTTAATGCAAGGATTTATTACACCACACAACCTTGATGCCGAAGTTGCTGTGTTAGGCGGTCTGCTTTTCGGGATTGACAACGAAGCCTCCGAAAGTGTGTTGCAAACGCTGAAGCCGGAAAGTTTTTATAACTTCGCACACAAAGAGATTTTTAAAACAATCCGAGAAATTTTTGCAAAAAATCAGCCTGTGGATTTGCTGACTGTGGACAGCAATTTGAAAGCAAAAGGCATTCTCGATGATGTAGGCGGTTTCGCTTACCTTGCTGAATTAACCAAAAACACACCAAGCAGAGCAAATATCAAGGCTTATGCTCAAATTGTGAAAGATGAAGCGGTAAAACGCTTTGCTATTGCGAAATTGAACGAGTGCGAACGCTTGATGTATGAGAACAGCGCCTTGACCGCTGAGGAGCGTTTAGATGCCGTTAGCCGCCTAATGAGCGAAATTTCAGACCATAGCAAGAGCGGGAAAGTTGGTGGGTTGAGAGCCTCTCGTGATGTGGCATTGGAATACTTAGGCGAGCTGCAACGCTATCACACTGAGCCGGAAACAGCAAAAGGGCTTGGCAGCGGATTGGACGATTTAGACCGCTTGATTGGCGTTAAAGGTTTGGTCAAACAATCTCTTGCTGTGGTAGGGGCAAGGCCAAAATGCGGCAAAACAGCATTTTACGCAATGGTTGCGACAAACTGCGTAATGCAAGACAAGAAAACAGCCTTGCTATTTAGCCTTGAGATGAACGCCAAGCAGCTTTTTGAGCGAATGATTGGCAAGCAGATGAATTTGAATACTTTGTCGCTCTATGACCGCAATATTCCGCAATATCAGCGTGACGAGATTGAAGCAAAATTAGCTCAAGGTGTGGCGGAGTTGGTCGATAGTGATTTGATGTTGATTGACGACACACCGAATGTGTCTATTGCACATATCCGTAACGAATGCCGCCGAATTAAACGTGAGCGGGGGGAGATTGGGTTAATCGCTGTGGACTACTTAACGCTGATGAAAGCTGAGAAAGCAGAGCGTAATGATTTAGCCTATGGCAACTTAACCAAAGACTTAAAAAATCTCGCTCGTGAAATGGATTGCGTGGTTTTACTGCTTACTCAGTTAAACCGAAAACTGGAAGATAGAGCCGATAAACGTCCATATCCCAGCGACAGTCGAGATACCGGACAAATTGAGCAAGAGTGCGATTACTGGTTCGGGATTTACAAAGAGAGTGTTTACAACGAAAAAGCGGATAAATCGCTGACCGAAATCCATTTAAGGCTAAATCGCCACGGTGAAGGCGGCGGAATGGTTTATTGCGATCAACGCTGGGGGAATATGTTCCCTTGCGACCAAGAGGACGGAGAGAGACGCTCACAAATTGGCAAACCTGAACCAAAAAGTAACCGTAAGAGTAAGGATTTTTAGAATGACAGATTTTGACAAAGACACTTGGCGAACGCCGCAATATGTTTTTGATTGGCTAGAACAACGTTTCAGCTTTTCGATTGATGGTTGTGCTAATAAACAAAATTCATTATGTGGAGGCGATTATTTTGGAAGCGGTGGCTTAGCTGAAGATTTCTTGGATTTTGATTTGGAGGGATTAAAAAATGTATTTGGCTCAGGTGTTAAATTTTTCGTCAATCCCCCTTACTCAGACGTGACGCCATTTATCAAACAGGCTAAAAACTTACGAGATAACGGTCATTTAGTTGTGATGTTACTGAATAACGATAAATCAACGCAATGGTATCAAAACCATATTCACAACGTGGCGAATGAAGTGATTGATATTATCGGTGGTCGAATTGCATTTATCCATCCTATCACGGGGCAGGAAATCAAAGGTAATAGCAAAGGGCAAATGGTAGTAGTGTTCGACCCAACAATGGAAGATTTTGTGCAACGGTCGGTAAGTTTGGATTTTATTAAAAAGGTTGGCGGCTACGATGGCTAAATACCAAATGATGAAGTTACCGGGTGGGGTGCTTGCCCCACTGAATGACGATGAAGCTGAACGGTTGAAATCGTTTCAGAACCACGAACAGTACGAAATCGAAATTAAACGCCAGCGTAATCCGGCATTTCATCGCAAAGTGTTTGCGTTTTTTAATTTCTGTTTTGAATGCTGGTCTACTGACAAAACAGAATGGCAATATTTTGACGAGCGGACACAGTTTGAAAAATTCCGGAAGGATTTAACTATTATGGCGGGTTTTTTCAATAAGATTTACAACATTAGAGGCGAGCTGAGATTAGAGGCTAAGAGCTTGAAATACAGTGAGATGGAGCAAGACGAGTTTGAAGCGTGCTATAACGCCTTAATCAACGCAGCTATCAAGCATATTTTTAACAATACGAGAGATGAGAATACGATAAATCAGTTGTATTCGTTTTTTTAATTAAAGCGAAATCGCCATATTTAATTAGGTTTAATTGCAGGAGATTAAAATGAAAAAGAATGTTATTAGATATTGGCTTAGCGTGCCATTCAGAATTATTGCGGTGCTTATTTCTTTGTCAATTCTTACCCTTAGATATATCGGTTACTTATTGGTTTATCCGTTAGCATTCTTTGTGGCAGTCGGTAGTTTTATTGTTATCGGTCAATGGAAATATCAAGAATTACTTGATGACTTTAAGTGTGATTTTGATCCGATTTAGTGGGTGTTTTTTAATTCCCTCGAATTCGGGGGATTTAGGAGAAATTAAAATGACAAAATTTTTTGAAACTATCGCATTCATAATGCTGTTTGCCATTATCCCAAGCAGTTTACTCGCTATTAATACCACTTTGATGAACATAAAAAATGCACCGTGGTTTATGGTGATTATTCAGTTAGGTTTTTGGATTTTAATATCGTTTGTTATCGGTTGCGGATTATTCCTTTTATGTGGAATGTTATTTAAAGATAAAGGTGTTGATAAATGAACGGCTACAAATGCCCTAACTGCGGGGCAGACTTATTAGATTGGCGGCATTTCAACGATGCTATTCTTAGAGGTAGCGATGGAAACGACTTTGAATGCACAGGACGAACTTGTGGCAAGCAGTATCACAGAGATGAGATTTTGGAAGAGGTAAATGCAGATGGCTAACAAACCACCTAAACAGCACAAATGCAAAGAGTGTGGGAGCTATTACATTAAATTCCAAAGTACACAACAGGTCTGCTCGGTTAAGTGTGCTATGGCAATGGGTAAGCGTAAGGCAGAGGCTAGACGTAAACAGGCGGACAAGGCAGAGCGTAAAGAGCGCAAGCAGAGATTAGAAAAACTGAAAAGCCGTTCTGCTTGGTTAAAAGACTTACAAAATATTTTTAATAAGTTTATCCGTTTAAGAGATAAAGATTTACCTTGTATTTCGTGTGGTCGCCATCATCAAGGGCAATGGCACGCAGGCCATTATAAAACCGTTGGCGGCAATCCTGAATTGCGGTTTAACGAGGACAACGTCAATCGACAATGTTCCGTTTGTAACAACCATAAAAGCGGCAATATTGTGAATTATCGAATAAACCTGATTGAGAAAATCGGGCTTGAGCGTGTGGAGTTCCTTGAGCGAAAGGACCACCCACCATTAAAACTTACTGTCGAAGAAATAAAAGATTTAATCAAAGTCTATAAAGCCAAATGCAAGGAGTTAGAGCGTGTTACCTAGAAAAATAAAAAATAAGTGGTTAGATCCTAAAAAGCAGATATGGATAGAAGAGCTGCTAAGACTGTGGGGAACGTGGGAATTTGGAGGATTGGACTTAGAAAGTCGAGCCAATATGATTTATCGACTAATGAAATCTGCTGAAGGTGTAAGACATCTTGCGAATAGAGAGGCTTGTAATGATGAACTTGGCCGATTATTGAATGAAATTTTCACTGTCGTGACCAAGAGGGACGTTATGTTAGCCGACATACTCAAGCAAAAATATTGGTTCGGTCGTTCAGAAAGGCAGATTGCTATTTACTACCAATTAAGAGATAGTGAGGGTAGAAAAGAAAGGCGATGGAAAGAAATTATTCAAGAAAAATGCAAAACATCTGAAAAAATTATTGCAGATATTCTTGAAAGTAAGATTTTATCTAGCAATTTATCAAAAAATTTAAAAAAATATCAATTTAGGTATTGATTTTAGTGCCCATCAGGTGTATATTTTGTGCTAATGGTGGACGAAGTATAAGTGATGTTTACCAAGTAAGAATTTTAACAGCCCTGAGCAGAAATGCTTGGGGCTTTTTATTTGGAGAATTAGTTCAGTTGGTAGAACGGTGGACTGTTAATCCATATGTCGCAGGTTCGAACCCTGCATTCTCCTTCAATTTATGTTATGGCAGTTCTTTGTCCTTCCCAAAGATAATGAGACCAGCAAACTGGGGAGTCTCGCTGCCTCCAAATTCTTTAAGCTCGCTTTATGCGGGCTTTTTTTATTGCCCCAAATTAAGAGGGGGTGGAGTATGTAAATGCCAGATAAAGATCCAAGTGTGTGGCTTCTTATAGGAGCTTACATCCAGCAAAATTATAGTGCCATTGCAGGGTTTGTAATGGCTTTTTTTATGTCTATGCTCAGGGCGTGGTTCTTACAGCAAAAAAGCACCTATCGCCAGCGATTTCTTGATGGCGCGATTTGTGGGGCATTAACCCTTTCTTGTATGTCGTTATTAACCCACTTCGGTGTTGGCGAGAGTTTATCTACCTTTGCCGGCGGAATGATTGGATTTGTGGGAGCTGAGAAAATCCGTGAGTTTTTATTTGCCTTAATTCGCAAAAAAATTGAAGTGAATGATGTGAGTTTTAAAAACAATAATGATGAAATTAAATAGCCCTGATGGTTTATACCGCAGGGCTATTTTATTGGTGTTATATGCTTAAATTGGATGAAAAACTAATTCGTAAAGGTCGCCCTGTTGGCTTGCCTTATCAAGGGTCTAAAAAGAAAGTTGCAAAGCAAATTGTAGAAATTATCAAACAGAATTTTGGTACTGATAAAACAATATATGATGTTTTTGGGGGCGGTGGTGCTCTTACGGCTGAATGCTTAATAAATGGGCTTAATGTTAAGTATAGTGATGCCGACCCGATAATTGTTGGAATGCTACAGAAAGTTATCTCAACTGATAGAGAATATATTAAAAGCCTTATTATCAGTCGTGATGAGTTTTTCTCAATTAAAGAAAAACAGAATAAAACTATAGATGATGAGCTGAAATTGCTTGTTAATTCGTTTGGTAATAATCGTGCTAATTATTTATACGGTAAAGATAGAGCTGATTATAAGTATAAAGCAGCAATGGATATTATACGCAATCATGATGTTTTTTTGGGATATAAGCAAACCAGCACATATAAACAAGTAATAAGTGATTGTATTGATTTAGAACAACTACAGCAACTACAGCAACTAGAGCGACTACAGCAACTACAGCAACTACAGCAACTAGAGCGACTACAGCAACTACAGCAACTACAGCAACTAGATATTAAGGTTTGTGATTACCGCACTTTTAATAATATTCAAGGTGCGGTTTTTTATTGTGACCCGCCTTACGAAGGAGCGGTTACTATAGGTTACTCTATTAGTGGTTTTAATAGTAAAGCATTTTACGATTGGGCTTATGAAATGAGTAAAAATAATATCGTATTGATTTCGAGTTACTCTATTTCAGATGACAGATTTAAACCTGTGTTTATCTTTCATAAAGCTAAATCATCCTTACGAGGTGGGAGGCATTCAGATAAATGTGAAAAATTGTTTATGGTTTAAGATTAGTTATTTGTGGGAGGGGTATTTATGAGTTTCATCTCGCTGGTTGCCAGTGCAACTGATGTTATTTTAAATTTATCAGAGAAAAAAGGAAATTCGATGGCAACTGTAACAGGTTTAAATGAGAAGCAGACTGCAGCATTATTGGCAGCGTTAGCCAAGCGTGAGAGTAATAACAATTATAAAATTGAAAACAAATTCGGTTATCTCGGGGCATATCAATTTGGAGCAGCTGCATTAGTTGATGTTGGTTTGATTAGTCATACAAAATACTCATCAGCCATTAAAACAAAAACAGGTATTGCGAATGGAGCTAACGCTACAAATCACAAAGCTTTTTTAGCAGATAACAGTAATTGGACGTTAAATGGTGGGAAATCAACCTTTCTTAATTCTCCTCTAGTCCAAGATGAAGCGATTATTACGTTAATGAATCGCAATGCCAAAACCATGACAGCTAAAGGTGTTTATGGAGGTAGTGCGGAGAATAAGGCAGGTTTACTGATGGCGGCTCATTTAAAAGGAGCTGGTAATGCAATTAAATTTGCTCAAAAAGGTGTAGCAACTAAAGATGGGTTCGGTACATCAATTAGAGATTATTACAACCTTGGCGCTAAAAGCGTTCGAGGTATCTAATTAGCGGCGCGGTTATTGGGAGTAAGTAAAACAGATGAGCATATACATAAAAGCCCTAAACCGCACTGCTATCCTTTGCGTAGCGGTGATTATTTTTAGCTTGTTTGGTTGGATTTGCTATCAATCAAACAAGATTGATGGATTAAATGCCAGAATCATAGAGCAAAATCAAATTATCGAACAGCAACAGCAAGCTAATCAGCAATTAAAAGATAACCTAGCACAAGAGCGACAAGCGGTCGAAAACCAACAAAGAATCGCAAGCGAACTACGAAATAAAGTGGAGATAACTCAAAATGAGATTAAGTCAATCCTTGCCAAAGACAGTTGTGCTAAGGCTGATTTGCCTAATGGCGTTGCTGATAGCATTAGGCGGCTGCACCGGCAAAACAATCACAAGCACTGAATATTTGTATCCGCCAGCAGCTTACCTTGTGCCGTGCGAGCGAACAGAATTTAGCGGCAATACATACGGCGATACGGTTGAGTATCTGATAAAAGTTATCGGAGAGCGTGACTTATGTGCGAGTCAGATTAACCGTATCAGAGAATGGCAAGCACAAACCAAACAAGGTTTTAAATAGCTTGGCGGATTAAGCCGCTATCGAGGGAGCTTTATTGCTGCCTTTTTATCTTAATGAAAAGTAAATGTTACATAATTTAGTTATTGTTTCGGGGTTGGTTGGATAAGACACCGAGAAAATACCTAAGTGATGTAATCTAAATTATACAAAATAAGGAATTTAACCCAATGGCTAAAAAAGACGAGGGTAAATCCACGTCTAAGTCACGTGGCCAACCTACAAAATATAAGCCCGAGTACGTTACTCAAGTTGAAAAATTATGTCTTCTTGGCGCAACGGACAAAGATATAGCCGATTTTTTTGAAGTGGCTGAATCTACTATTAATAACTGGAAAATTGAATATCCTGAATTCTTGGAGTCCATAAAAAAAGGAAAGTTATTAGCTGATGCGAATGTAGCCAACAGCCTTTATAAAAGAGCATTGGGCTATGAGGCTCCAGATATTGATATTCGAGTGATTGATAATCAAATTGTTGAAACGCCTTTGATTAAGCATTATCCGCCAGATCCAACATCAGCCATTTTTTGGCTCAAAAATAGGCAGCCTGATAAATGGCGTGATAAGCAAATTCAAGAGGTTTCAGGGACTGTTACCAACCAAAACATCAACCTATCCAACGATGAATTTAGGGTGATTGCCAAAGAATTATTAGAAAAGGTGTAGTTATGTTTCAGTTTAGTGCAGCACAAAAAATCGTGGCGGCTGAACTGGCAAGAACCGATCTCTATTTTTTCACTCGCTATATGTTTCAGCAAAAGCGGGGTTATCAATGGCTACAAGCACTACATCACGAATTGATTTGTGCCGCGTTAATGCGAGTGTTTCGTGGTGAGAGTAAGAGGTTAATTATCAACATTCCTCCACGCTACTCAAAAACGGAAATTGCTGTTGTGAATTTTGTGGCATGGTGTTTCGGGCAAGTGCCTGATTGTGAATTTATACACGCCAGCTATTCTTCAACCTTGGCGGTAAATAACAGCTCAAATATTCGTTCACTTATTCAACACGAAGCCTATCAAGAAATTTTTCCTAACGTTTCACTGGATAGCGAAGCAAAAAACCATTGGACAACCTCACAGGGCGGCGTGTTCTACGCCACCGGTGCAGGCGGTACGATTACCGGTTTTGGTGCTGGCAAACAGCGAGATGGTTTTGGCGGGGGAATTCTGATAGACGATCCGCATAAAGCGGATGAGGCTAGTTCGGAAGTGATGCGCCAAAATGTCATTGACTGGTTTCAGAATACCGTTGAGAGCCGTAAGAACAACCCGAAAAAAACGCCAATCATCGTTATTATGCAACGATTGCACGAGAACGATTTAGCCGGTTGGCTTTTAAATGGCGGTAATGGCGAAGAGTGGGAATTGCTCTGCTTACCCGCCATTCAGGAAAACGGCACCGCATTATGGCCTGAAAAGCATAGCATTGAGCAACTCCGCCAAATGGAACGAGCAGCTCCTTATATGTTTGCCGGTCAGTATATGCAACGCCCTGCACCGCTTGAAGGTGGCGTATTTAAGCCAACACAAATGCCGATTATTGAGACGTTGCCGGTAGGTAAAATCAAATGGGTTCGTGGTTGGGACTTAGGGGCAACGGTTGGCGGAGACCCGACAGCCGGTGTTAAGCTCGGCAAATGCGAAGATGGTTCGCTGATTATTGCCGATATTGCACACGGTGATTTAGGGCCAGATGAACGAGATAGTATGATTCGAAATACGGCTGCATTGGACGGAAAAAGCGTTCGTATCAGCCTACCGCAAGACCCGGGGCAAGCCGGTAAAACTCAAGCACTTTATCTTACCCGAATGTTGCAGGGCTACACAGTCAAAACCAGCCCTGAAAGTGGCGACAAGCTCACACGAGCTGAACCGTTTGCCGCTCAGGTTAATGTTGGTAACGTTAAAATGCTCAAAGGCTCGTGGAATAAAGGCTTGATTGATGAAATGCGGTTATTCCCAAACGGTTCACATGATGACCGAATAGATGCTTGTTCCCGAGCGTATGCGGAGTTGTTGGCGAAGGGTACTTCGTATTTTGGTTAATTGCAACATTTAACAAAAATCCAACCGCTTGCAATGGTAAGCGGTTTTTTATGACAGAGAGAAATATGTTTGGTTGGTTTAAAAAAGAAGAGTCTAAGAAAGAAGTAGTAAGCGAGCCAAAATCTTATTGGTCGAATGGTGAGTTTTATGGAAAACAGCCAGCAAAACTATTTCTTGATGTATTGGCAAGCATCGTTCAGAAAAATAATAGTATCAACACTGCTCTAGCTATTGGACAAGATGGAGATGATGAATCACGCTTGAAAATGGCGGTAAGAAATCCTGAGGCAATTAGTGTAGAACTGGCAAACTGGTATGCAGCGAAATCGTTTATCGGGTATCAGATGTGCGCCGTATTGTCTCAAAACTGGTTAGTTGCTAAGGCTTGTTCTGTTCCAGCTCGTGATGCTACTCGTAACGGTTTTGATGTGGTTTCTATCAATGGTGATGAAATACCAGACGAAACAGTAAAACTATTACAGAGATTCGATAAGAAATACCGTATTCGTTGGCACTGTGAAGAATTTGTTCGTTTAGGGCGTGTGTTTGGTATGCGGATTGCATTGTTTGACATTGAGTCAAGCGATCCTGAATTTTATGAAAAACCGTTTAATTTAGACGGTGTAGAGCCGAATAGCTACAAGGGAATTATTCAAATAGATCCTTACTGGTGTGTGCCGATTTTGGTCGGCGGTGAGTTGAATAACCCGGCAAGTCAGCACTTTTACGAACCGACCTATTGGCAAATCAACGGTAAAAAATACCACCGTTCGCACTTGATGATTTTCCGCAACGATGAAGTAGCGGACATTTTAAAGCCGGTCTATATGTATGGGGGTATTTCAACGCCGCAAAAGATTATGGAGCGGGTTTATAGTGCGGAAAGAACGACTGATGAATCGTTAGGCTTAGTTACCTCAAAACGCACAACGGTTTGGCAAACCAATATGGATGCCTTTATGGCGGACTTTGACGGCAATCGTGAAAAGATTCAGGCGTGGATTGCAACTCGTGATAACTATGGCATTAAGGTTGGTGATAAAGACGATGACCAGTTCAGCCAGTACGACACGACATTAAGCGATCTTGATGAAGTTATTATGACGAATTACCAAATCGTAGCGGCTGCGGCAAATGTGCCAGTAACGAAATTGCTTGGCACATCGCCAAAAGGCTTTTCTACAGGCACGGAAGAGGCGAAGAATTATCATCAAGAGCTTGAAAGTATTCAAGAGCACGATTTAACCGAGTTTGTAGAGCGTCATCATCAGCTTGTGATGAAATCGTTTGGTAACGAAGTGGCAGATACCACGATTAACTGGCGACCGGTCGATTCTCCAACAGCGAAAGAGCTTGCAGAGTTGAATAAACTGAAAGCCGATACTTACTCTACGCTCATTATGGCTGGTGTAATTGACGGTGCTGACGCTCGGACTGTGTTAGTCAAAGACCGGGAAGCCGGTTTTAATGATTTAGGCAATGTAAGCGAAGATTTGGATTTAACCGAAGAAGAAATCGCATTACTTAATTCGGTCAATGTGGAGCAACTGCAAAATGCACCAGAACAACAAGCAGATTGAAGGCAAGCCGCTAATAGCCAATACTGCAACAGGTGAGCGTTATGCCAAAAGCATTAAGCGGTTAATGCGAGTAATGCACAAAGAGGCGTTAAACGGTATTCAATCTTGCTTTGAGGCTTATGCCGAAGATGACGTTCTGCCAAAAAACGGCTCTATTGTGGCACAGTTGCGGATTTTGTTTAGTCGGCTTTTAAGTAAGTATAATCCGATTTTTGCAATTTTAGCGAAAAAATCGACCGCTAGAATGGTGCAAGAGACTCTCAAGCACTCAACCTCAACCATTAAGATGAGTTTGAAAGAGGTAGGCAAGGATTTAACGGTTAATCCTGATTTTATGGATGACCGCCTGAAAGATATTACTCAATCAAGTACGCTCGAAGCTGTATCTCTTATCAAAACCCTGCCGGAGAAATACTTGGGCGATGTGCAAAAAGTGCTGACACACTCAATTTCAACAAAAGGTAAAGGTTTTGCAGAATTAAAACCATTTTTGCAGAAACTCTACAAAGGGAATGAACGAAAAGCGGAACTGGTTGCACTGGATCAAACTCGCAAGGCGTATCACAGTATTCAGGCTCATAAGTTACAGAAAATGGGCGTGAATAAGTTTAAATGGCTACATTCTGGTGGCGGGCGTGAACCGAGAGCCTTACACGTTAAATTAAGCGGTCGAGTATTTTCGTTTGACGATCCGCCTTATATTGGCGATATGTACGGCGAAAAGGTTTATGGTTTGCCCGGTCATCTGCCAAATTGTGCGTGCAGTATGAAGCCTGTTTTTGATTTTGAGGTAGAAGATGATTAACATCACACAATCACACAAAAACCGTATTGAGCGGTTATATGCCACCGTGGCAAAGGATGAGTAAATGACGTTCGCACAAGACAAAAAAGACATTGATACAAACGGTTGGTTTGAGGTGAAAGACAACCCCCTCAGTAAAGAGGGGGTTTTTCTTTATCGGGGTTCGCAAATTCGACTACCTGATGGCACTCAACCACCGGACTTAAATCAACTTTACCCGGTTTATCGACCAGCAGAAGAGCTAGAAAAATCCATTGATAGCTTCCGCCTAATTCCGTGGGTAGATGAACACACGATGTTAGGTGGTGAAGAAATGGGTATGACCCCAGCCGAAAAGAAAGGCGTAAATGGGGTGATTGGCGAAGACGTCTATTTTAAAGACGGTACGTTATTTGGAAATATCAAGGTATTTTCAGAACGGTTTGCCAGACAAATTGAGAATGGCAAGAAAGAGTTATCGCTCGGTTATCGGTGCAGTTATGAACATAGTCCCGGTGTGTGGAATGGTCAGAAGTATGACTACATTCAACGGGATTTAAGAGGCAATCATTTGGCCTTGGTTGAAAAAGGCAGAATGGGCGCGGACGTTCGAGTTATGGATAGCAGTGATGTTGAGCCAAACCACGAACAGTTTATTTTTACTTGTGATTCCATAATGGAGAAAAAGCAAATGACATTAAAAGAGTTGCTGGAAAGTGCAGCAAAACAAATGAACGAAACCTCTTCGCTTTTAAGTAAAGCGGCAGAGTTAGCAGAAGGTGGCGAAGGGGACAATAACCCCGCACAAGAACCTGATTTGGGTCCTGATGAACAATCGCCGGATTTGGGTGGCGGTGAGCCTGAATTTGAACCTGAACCTGAACCTGAACCAGGCGAAGAAGGGAAAGACGACGAAGGTGATGTATTAAGCAAATTGCTTGATGTTGTTGAGCGTTTAGATGCCCGTGTCGCTAAATTAGAAGGCGGTAATGGTCAAGATGATGACGATGTGCCACCAGAAGAAACCGGTAAGGATAATAACGAAAAGCAATCAACAGAGCCAAATGCAATGGATGCAGCTGAGATTACTAGTCGTGCAATCAAAGCCATTGGTGAGCGTGATGCATTGTATAAGAAAGTCTCTGCATTTACCGGCTCGTTTAATGTATCAGCGATGGATTCTGCCGATGCAGTGGCTAAATACGCGTGCCAAAAACTTGGTTTAAAAGCTGGTAAGGGGCAGGAAATGGCGATGATTACCGGTTATATGGCTAATCGTACTCCTGCAAATAAACAGCACCAAGTGAGTGCGATGGACGGTTTGCCGGCAAGTGGTAAATCATTTCTTGATAGTCAAATCAATCAATAAGGTAGGTAGAAATGACATTTCAACAACAAATTAACATTGAGCAAGGTTTTGGCACGCCAGGCGATATTCACTTAGATTCGCCAATGCGCGCAGAAAGTCTTGTAATGAACTCCGAAGGAGCTCAAAAAAACATTATTGGTTATGCGTTTACTAAAGACGCTGCAACCAACGTGGCAAAGGTTGGCGGTGAAATCGCAAGTGGTCGGGTGTTTGCAGGTATTTTGGCAAACTCCAAAGAATACCCATTACACGGCACAGAAAAAGGCGTGTTAGAGCCGACGTTAGCATTGCCGGATCACAGTCGTGGCGATTTTGTCACGATGGGCGATGTCGTCGTTCGTGTGAAATCTGCGTGTAAGATCGGCGATTTTGTTGTGTACGATGCGGCTACCGGCGAGCTTTCTACCGTTGCAGATAAAGGCAATTTAGGCGGTAAACAGTTAGTGCCGAATGCGGTGATCTATCGTTATCCGGTGACAAATAGCGAAGGCGGTTTAACTGTGGTTCGTTTAACAAACTAAAGGAAATGTAGATGAAATCAATTCAAAAAGGTTATATCAGCGGTCGCCGTTTTGCGACCCAAATGGCAGCACAAAAGCCTGTTATTGCAATGGATGAAGCAAGCGTTAAAGAGTTTTCAGCTTTGGCGGCGGTCGGTATCGGTTTTAGTAAAGACTATTTGAATAAAGCCCCGCAAGCGTGGGCAATGGATGATGTGCAAGGTGGTGTATTTGCTGCTAGTAGCGGAGCTCCGATTCAGTTCTTACAAGCGTGGTTGCCTGGCTTTGTTCATTCAGCAACTGCTCCACGCAAAATCGATGAGCTGATTGGTGTTGCAACTGTCGGCGAGTGGCACGATGAAGAAGTCGTTCAAGGTGTGTTAGAAGCAACCGGTAATGCTGTGCCGTATGGTGACTTAACACCAATTCCGTTAGCAAACTGGAATGTAGAGTTTGCACGTCGTACAGTTATTCGCTTTGAGCAAGGTATCGCGGTAGGTAAGTTAGAATCTGCTCGTGCCGGTGCAATGCGTTTAGACAGTGCTGCTGCAAAACGTGTGGCGGCAACCAATGCGTTACACATTGAGCGTAACAAGGTCGGTTTCTATGGCTATAACGATGGCAACTCTCGTACTTACGGTTTCTTAAACGATCCTGCATTATTGCCATACAAAACCGTTGCGACAGGTAAAGCTGGTGGTACAACGTGGGCAACCAAAACCTTCTTGGAAATTACCAATGACATTACCATTGCGTTTTCTCAATTAGCTGCACAATCAAACGGCATTATTGAGCCGAAAACAACGCCAACAGTATTAGCTTTACCAACAGGTTCTGATGTATATCTTGGTGTAGTTTCGGATATGGGGGTCAGTGTTGCCTCTTGGTTAAAAGACACTTATCCGAATTGCCGTGTGGCAACTGCTCCGCAATTAGCCAAAGCGAATGGTGGTGTTGATGTGCTATATCTCTATGCTGAAGAAGTGTATGGCGATAGCTCAGACGATGATAATCGTGTTTGGGTGCAAGCAGTACCGGCACAATTTATGGCACTTGGTGCTTACCCTGATGGTAAGATGGTGAAAGAAGATTACACCAACGCAACAGCCGGTGTGATGTGTAAGCGTCCTTATGCAGTTTATCGTGCTTCCGGTATCTAGTTAGCAAAAAACAGCAAAAATTGACCGCTCTTTATGAGCGGTTTTTTATTACCTAAATAGGAGAAACAAAATGCCTTATATCTATTCAACATTAACTTGCGATCAGGCTTACACAATTTATTCCAATGGTCAAAACGGCTTAAAAGTGCCACAAGGCAGTATTCTTGTTAAAGGCGGAACAGGCATTGCAAACGACCGCTTAATTACGCCATTAGGCATTTCTACATCGGTATCCGCTGAAGAGCTGGAACAACTTAAATCAAACCCTATTTTCAAACAGCATTTAGAAAACGGTTTCATTGTGGTGCAGGAAGACGGTAAAGAGCAAGATGCCGAAAAAGTGGCAGTGGATATGTCGTTAGATAATAAAGATGCACCGATTACGCCGTCTGACTATCAAGCTGAGAATGCCGGCACCAAAGTAAAAAACAACAAAGGTAAGTAACAATGAACATCACCGACTTTCGCACAATGTTTCCCGTATTTGATGATTTAGACGATCCAACAATCGAGCTTTGGGCGGAGGTGGCGGAAGAACATTTAAAAGCAAGTTGGGTGTTGAATGGTAAGCGGTTAGACATTGCAATGAAATTGATGACCGCTCATCTGTTGCACATCAATGTTGGGGGGGAGAGTGATGGCGGTTCTGCTCAGAATAGTGGCATTGTTGCTTCTGCTTCCGAAGGTAGCGTAAGCGTTTCATTCGCAACACCATCGACGAAGAACGCTTGGCAGCATTGGCTTGCAGGTTCGCCTTACGGCTTGCAGTTGTGGGCATTGTTAAAGCAATGGTCTGCCGCTGGTTTTTATATCGGCGGTTTGCCGGAGCGGAAAGCAGTACGGAAAGTCGGTGGGGTGTTTTTGTGAGCGCTAAGTTTAAGGCGGCGTTAGAAGCTCGTATCAAATCACTAAAAGCAGCTAAAAACAAAGTAGTAAAAATTGGCATTGTTGAGCAGCAACAATATGAAGACGGTACACCGGTTGCTTATGTTGCTGCAATTCACGAATATGGCTCACCTAGTAACAATATCCCTCCGCGTCCTTTTTTCCGCCCAACGATTTCTGCCCAAAAACAAGCATGGGCGAACATTGGCAAGCAGATTTTGCAAAATGGAGGTAGCGCAGAAGAAGTGCTTGATTCGGTAGGCGATAGAGCGAAAAGCGATATATTCGAAACGATCAGTAATATCGATGCTCCGCAATTGGCAATTTCCACGAAAAAAGCCCGCAATCGCAAAGCTCATCAGCAAGCAGCTAAGTATGGCAAAAAGCCGAACGCGGTCTCTATCAAGCCGCTTGTCGATACAAAATTGCTAATTCACTCAATCGGATACGTTGTTGTGGATAAGGAGTAATTGTGCAACTGACACAATCGCATATTCAGCGGATTAACCGCTTATGGCGGGTAATATCACTTGACAGTAAAGACTGGAATGAAAGTAAGCACCCGAGAGCGGCTAATGGGCAGTTTGGAAAAGGTGGTTCTCAATCAGCAATGAAGTCCGTTAAGGCAAATATCGGGCGTGGTCGCTCAGCAATGAATACGGCAATTGCAGAAAAAAGAACGGTTCATCGGGCAATGTATCATAACGAACTTGGTTGGATTGATTTTGAATGGGGTAATACAGGAAAAATTAAAGCCAGTGGGAAAACCAAAGGTGCTATGGGCATATCTCATATTATTGAATCTCGGATGAGAAAAGATAATTTAAGTTATGAACAAGCCACTAAAATGCTGACAAAGAATGTTGTGGAAACCATTGCCAAAGGGAAGACTGTTGATAAGTTTGAGAAAGGAAATGTAACGGCGCTTAAAATCGACCACGAGAAATGCCGAGTATCTCTCAGAAAATCAAAAGGCAGTAATGCTTGGATTATTACTGCCTTTGAGTTATTTGAAGATGCTGGTAGCAAGGGGGATGGCAAGACTACCGCTACTGAACACCAATCCTATTCCGCTCGTATTGATGCAGGAGCTTCAAACAAAAACAGTATAACCCCAAGAACAATTTCTAATCAAGCAAAAATACGAATAAATTCGCTTTTTCAAAGGAATAGGTAATAACGATGAATCTACGCCAAATCGCAAATCGTGCGATCACAGCTATCAATCCAAATATCCCTGCGGTGTTGAAACTCAATGCAGGTATTGAAACTGATGATACGGGGCGGAGAGTGGCAAAATTTAACGAAATCAACGTAAAAATTCAGCCGCAAAGCCTTTCAACCAATGATTTACAGCTTTTTGACAGTCTCGCCCAACAGGGGCAGCTGCTTAATGTTTATATTTCAGGGCAGATTCACGCCCTACGCCGCCTTTCTCAACAAGGAGCGGATAAATTAGTGTTTAAGGCTTTTGGCGAAAAAACGGAATCAGAATGGTTGATTAAATCCGTTGCCGAAAGTTTTCCTAACTGGTGCAAGGTGGTGATATGGCGGCAGAAGTAACCTTAAACACCACTCATAATGATATTTATCGAGAAGTCCGGGCTTATTTGCTCGGGCTTTTTCATTTAGAGGGCGATCAGGTTATTCGGGGCTATAGCAATAACGCACCGCTACCAAATCCGCCGTTTATTTTGATGAATGTTATTCACGAACAAGCCTTATCCACCAATGCTTATGATTACAGTATTGATGAAGGAAATGTAGAAGTAATGCAGAGCCTTGAAATTCAAATGCAGCTCGACTTTTACGGCGAGACAAGCGGTGAAATTTCACGGAAATTTTGCACATTATGGCGGGATTTCTACGCCTGTGAGCGATTGGAGCGTTGCCAGCCGCTTTATTGTGACGAACCGAAATATCTGCCGTTTACCAATGAAGCCAGCGAATACGAGGAGAGATATATGGTAACGGCATATTTAACCTACAACCCTGTGATCACACACGAACAAGATTTTATTACCAACCCAAGAATTTCTATTCATTCTTTATAGGAGAACAACATAGCTATGTTTCAATCTATCCCTGCTTCCCGGATTGTAAATATCAGTCCTGCGGTATTAAGTGCTGGTGGTTCGCCACTCTCAATGAATGCCGTATTTTTAAGCAAAAATCAAAATCTGCCGACTGCTCAAGTCGTCCCTTTTGCGACTGCTGATGCGGTAGGTGAATACTTCGGCTTCGCCTCAGAAGAGTATCAAGCGGCGGCAGTTTACTTTAAAGGCTTTGACAACTCAACCATCAAACCCGGCACACTGTTTTTCTTTGCCTACAACCAGGCTGCAGAAGGGGCTTTCTTGGTTGGTAATTCAGTAAAAGGGTTGTCATTGGAAGAATTGAAAGCGGTTTCAGGGTCTCTTACTATCAATATTGATGGTGTAGAGAAGACCGCTTCGTCAATTAACCTCCGTTCATCAAAAAGTTTTTCGCAGGCAGCAGAAACTATTTCTTCCGCACTGGGCGATGTAACGGTTTCTTTTGACCCGCAGTTGCAATCATTCAAGATTTCATCCGGCACCACAGGTTCATCATCTGCTATCACTTTCGCAACCGGTGATGTTGCAGACAAGTTAGGCTTATCGCAATCAGCCGGTGCGATTATTTCCCAAGGTAGTGCTGAAACATCGCCGGCTGAAACAATGCAGCAGGTGATTAAATCCACTTTAAACTGGGCGACATTTACTACCGTATTTGAGCCAAGTTTAGACGACAAAAAAGCCTTTGCGAAATGGTGTAACGACCAAGATCAGCGTTTCTTATATGTCAGTTGGGGCAAAGAAGCCGGTGCGGTACAAGCTGGTAATAACACTTGTTTCGGAGCGTGGTTAAAAGAATCTGCTTATAACGGCACAGTTGCTGTTTATGGCGGACTAGATAAAGCCGCTTTTGTATGTGGTGCAACTGCTTCGATTGATTTTACCGAACGACAAGGGCGGATTACTTATAAATTCAAAGGGCAAGCCGGTTTAACTGCCGATGTAACTGATGCCACTGTTGCACAGATTTTGGAAGATAACGGCTACAACTATTATGGGGCTTGGGCAACCGCAAACGACCGTTTCTTGTTCTTGTCACCGGGGCAAATTGCCGGCAAATGGAAATGGATTGACGCTTACATCAATCAAATTCGCCTGAATAGCCAATTACAACTTGCCTTGATTACCTTGCTCACTTCAGCGAAATCTGCGCCTTATAACGCACTTGGGGTGGCTTTACAGCGTGCGGCTTGTAAAGATCCAATTCAAGAGGCGTTAGATTTCGGCTCTATCCAAATTGGCGTGGCATTAAGCGAACAGCAAAAAGCCTTGATCAATAAAGACACCGGAATGGATGCCGCCGCCCAAATTGAGGCTCAAGGTTATTCACTCTATATCGGCAAAACTTCGGCACAGGTGCGAGGCAATCGCCAGTCAATGCCGATGAAGTTATTGTACACCGACGGCGGCAGTGTTCACGACATTAACCTTGCTTCTATTAACGTTCAATAACAGTAACAAGCGGTCAAATTCGACCGCTTTTTTGCAAAAAAGGAAACGAATAAATTATGCGTACAAATATTGATAAAACTCTGACTGCCGCAAACAGTATTCTACTTGTGCGGGCAAAGGGTTATAACAAATCGTGGGTAAAAATGGAGGGCTACGCCGCCGATAACGCCTTTGACTTCGGGCAAGGTGCAATCGGCGAAACCGTGATCGGCGTTGATGGTGTGCAATCAGGCGGATTTACGCCTTACGAAGTCGATTTAAATATTCAACTTCAAGCCAACAGCCCGAGCCGTTCTTTTTTTGATGGCGTGATTAACCATATCAACAACAACCAAGAAACTGTGCCGTTTGAATTCTCGTGCGAAATTCCGTCTATCGGCAAACGCTATTCGGCAACCGGCTTTTTAGTGAACATTCCGGGTGGTACGAATGCGAAGAAATTGCTTGAATCAGCCACTTACTCATTCAAAGTCGTGAATAATGGTGCAGAAGATATTTAACCTTTAATGTTCCCAAACAGCTTTAAATCAGCAGATGCCGAGCCTGTGACAAGGTAGGAGTGTTGCGGTAATTCACAACCCGATCAGAAATGGTCGGGTTTTTTATTATCCAAATTTCAGGAGCAGAAAATGCAAGCATTAAAAGCCCATTTTTTAGGGCAGGAAATTACATTAGTCGAGCATAACGGCGTGGCTTATGTGGCTATGCGTGAAATCGTGGAAGGCATTGGACTTGATTGGTCTAGTCAATGCCGTAAGTTATCTAAGTGGAAATCAAAATTCAAATGCAAATTTTTAAACACAATTGGCAGAGATGGAAAAACCTACAAAATGCTTTGTATGCCAGTAGAAAATATATATGGCTGGTTATTGTGTGTTAATCCTAATAAGGTTAATAAAAATTTGAAAGATTGGCTTGAAGATTATCAAGAAGAAAGCTTTTCGGCATTAGAAAATATTTTTTTGAAAAAAGCATTTAAGAAGTAAGGGGAAAATAAAATGGCACTTAAAACCAAAAAAATCACGATTGAAAAAGGGCGAGATGCAGGGACTACGTTTTTGATTACGGAAATGCCGATTGCTAAAGCGGATAAATGGGCTTCTCGTGCATTACTTGCGTTAGCGAGCGGAATGGACGGTATCCCATCAGCTTCGGAAGGAATGTTAGGAATGGCAAGAGTAGCACTAGCGGCTTTTAAGCAGATTCCGGAAGATAAAGCCTTGCCACTATTAGATGAATTATTGGATTGCGTGGAAATCGTGATGGATAGCGGTGCAACCCGACCAGTTGATTTGGCGATTGGTGATGTAAGCGATATTACGACACTTTGGAGACTGCGGAAAGAAGCATTTGCATTGCATATTGATTTTTTGGATCTCGAACTTACCCCGATCTCGGCGTAAGTAAAGAAAGCAATGCAGTTGCATATGTGAATTTGAGTTCGGTTGTGGGGGCGGTGGTAAGCAGTAAGTTAGCAACCTTGCATGAATTACAAACCATTTATGGGCTGGAGGATGCCCTTGATTTAATTGAAGTATCTAGCGTAGATGCTTACAACCATAGGGATAATAAATAATGTCAGAAGTCATTGATACCTTAGCGATTGAAATTGCTGCAAACGATAGTTTTACTGCTGTGGCAAAGCCATTATTATCCCTATTGGAGCGTTTGGAAGATGCGGTAAATAAAAACACCGAAGCACTAGGCGATTACGAAAAAGCGACAGAGGGAACGGCAAAAAGTACAGAAAAGGTCAATGCAGCACAGGATAAAAGCGAGAAATCAACCAAGAAATCGACAAAAGCTCTACAAGACCAAGAAAAACAGGTCAAAAAAAATGAAAAAGCCGCCAAGAACTTATTGCAAGCGATTGGCAGTTTTACTAAGGCGATAGGTGCTTTAGGAACGATGATTTTTGCCGGTGTCGGTTTGGATAGATTAGCTCAAGAGGCGGCTAAAACGAACAAAGAGCTTGATGTTACCTCTAAAAATTTAGGTATGACAAGCCAATCGTTAGCCACTTGGAGAGGTGCGGCAGAACTTTCTGGCGGTTCTGCACAAGGGCTTACTGGTTATCTGAATAATCTTTCTGCTGGACTTACTCGCTTAACTGTGCAAGGTGATACCTCTGTTACCCAATTTTTTAATGCACTGGGTATTAACCTATTAGACGGCTCACAAAAAGCGAAAAAGCTCGAAGACATTATGCTGGAATTGGCAGACAAATTCAGCACGATGGATAGAGTCAAAGCCTTTGGCATTGCTCAACAGATGGGAATTGATGAAGGCACGTTTGAAATGCTGGCTCAAGGCAGACAAAGTCTTGAAGAGCATTTACAGAAAACAGCTAAAATCTACAAATCCAACCAGCAAGATTTAGAAACTGCACGCAAGCTGACAGCCGCAACATCTTATTTGAATCAGCAATTTGAAGGCTTAAAACTGATGATTGCCAATGCCGCTATGCCGGTATTGCTCAAAATTGCCGATGTAACCAATGCTTTTTTTGAATACCTGCAAAAGAATGAAAACCTTGTGAAAGGAGTTTTCTTCGGTATTGCCGGTGCGATTACTGCTGTAATGATGCCAGCATTACTAAAAGGTGCTGCCGCAGCTCTTGCATTTATAGCTCCATTCCTGCCAATGATTTTAATTGTTGCGGGGTTAGCCGCTGCTTTTGGGCTGCTATACGATGATTATCAAACATGGGCAAATGGAGGTACTTCGCTATTTAACTGGGGATTATTTAAGAGATGGGTCATAGATGCAGATTATTCAGTTGATAATCTCAAAAAGGCCTTTGCTGATTTATTAACCGGCTATGAATCTTGGGAAAAGGCTGTGAATGCAGCCAAGTCTTGGTTAGAGTTGAAAGGTTTTACCAAAGACGGGAAGATGTCTATTGCCAGTTTGGGGGAAGGGTTTAAAAATGTAGCAAAAGACATTTATAACTCCCTTATCCCTGCCTTAGATAAAGTATTGAAGGTAATAAATCTTTTACTTGATGGGGAGTTTGTTGCAGCGTGGGATGCAGCAAAAGAATTAGGAAAAGATGCTTTTAATGCCGCAGTAGATTTTGTTGGCGATAATATTGCTGGTGATGCTCTGAAAGGTGCTGGCGGTATAATAGAAGCTGGCGTTAATAGCATAGAGGAGGCTGTTAGTACTGGTAAAAAATACTTGAACGGTGAGATTACAGGCTCAGAAGCTCTTGAAGAAGTAACAGGGAATTTTGCTAAGAATGCTGAGAAAGCAGTTGATGAGGTTGTTAATTTTGCAGATAACGCCATTACAAGGGTAGAAAATGGATTTGTTCGATTTGTGAATATCTGGGGCGGATTTGACCCAGATGAGGTTGGTCCTACCGGTAATGAGAACAAACTGATGGATAGCAAACAAGGATTTAGTCAAAGCAATCCAACCGATTACACCAAAGAAAAAGAGCTATCCAAAGGTCAGTTTAGAGGGTTTGGTACTGAAATTGACTCTTATATTTCTGAGGGAGCAAAGAAGTTTGGAGTTGATGAAAAAGTATTGCGTGGCTTTGTAAAAATGGAAGATGGCTGGTACGGTAAAAAATCAGCTACTGGTGCAATCGGTACTGGGCAATTCACTCAAGGTACTTGGAATGATTTAGCTAAAACCAAAGAGGGGCAGGCAATCGGAATGACGATGATCACCAAGAAAAACTTTCGAACGGAAAATGACCCAAGATGGAATAAGCGAGTAAATACCTTGGCAACAGCTTTACTGGCTAAGAAAAATGGAGAGTATTTGAAAAAACACGGTATTGAGGCAACAGGTGAAAACCTGTATATGGCTCACAATATCGGATTAGGTGGTTTTACTCGTGCAATGACAGGCAAAGCAACCGAAGCGGATATGTTAGCAATGCGTCAAAATGGTATGAAAGCAGGTATGACACCACAAGATTTTGTACAATATCAAAAAGGTCGTTATAACAACCATTACGCCCAAGCCAATAAAGTTCGTTCTAATGCAGTAGATATGAATGCACCTATCGGTGGCTATGCAGTAGCAAATGCACTAAATGCTAATCAGCACACTTTTACCACAATGCAAAGTTTGTCTCAACCGCAAAACATCAATAACAACCAAAAAACAGAAGTTGCATTTAATGGGGGAATTCATATAAACTCAACAGCGGGAACACTTGGCGGAACAGCCCAAGATTTTGTTAATGGGGTGCAAAACCGAGTGAATGTGATGCAATTTAATACGGGGTTGTCATAATGAAAAAGAGACTTCAAGTCTTACTATTTTTGTCAGCATCATTAGCTTGCTCAAATTTACAAGCTAATGATGACCTTTTTAAGGTTTCTTCTCAATGCTTATATTCTGGTGATGGGAAAAGTTTTAGAAATCTTAGTTGCAAAATAGAAAGACTTGAAGTTAGCCCCATTTATTTTTCGGACAAGCTGACAATCAATAAAGCCTCTTTTATTGTGTCGGCCGGCAATGTTACTCCATCATATACAGGGGAAGAGAATGCTACATTTTCGGGAAATGGGATTCCTGAAGAGACGGTTAAGTATTTTTGGTTAAATCGACAGTTCAGAAAGACAACAGATGAGGCTGATTGGATATGTTTTCAAAGGGGTAATTTAGAAACATTCTGTGAGCCTAGTTATGACAAGCTATTCGAATTAGAACGATCTACTACGGCCAATCCTAGTATTGTGCAAGTGTATGGTGCGGGAACGTATAAAGTTGGAGTTGATATTCCAGCTGGGGAGTATAAGGTATATGCTACTTCCCGTGATGGAACAGGCACTGTTTTCGTAAGCAAGACTTCTAATTATCGAGATATAAGTAATATGGTGCATCACGAAATTTTTAATAACCATACTTATGTTACCGTTTCAGAAGGTCAGTACTTGAGAGTTAATTTTGGTAAGTTTGAGTTAGTGAAATAATTATGAGTAGCTATTCTGTCAAAGTTATATCAAATCAAGAAAGGCTAGAGTGTCAGGTTCAAATATTCAATGGCAAAAAATTAGTGTTTGAACATCAATTTGGTGCATTGAGTAGCCAGTATAAGCTTTCTCCATCTGGTAAATATTTTGTAATTAGCTTAGCTTTTAGCAACCACGAAGATAGTGGCAAAATATTTATATTTGATGTTGAAGAACGTCAATTACTTTTTTCTGGAGATTTTGGCATAGGTCATATTTATGAATTTTTCTATTTGAATGATACAGAAGATTTATATGCTAAAAACCATTTTGGTTCGTATGAAATTGACAAAAATGGTGAAGTGGTTGATTTAGAAAAAGTACATTCTGATGCTGTACTAGCTGCTGACGTATATTCTATTGAATATATGGAGAGATATTTGAATGATAATAAACATTCTGAAAAAGCTCTTCGCCAAGTGGTTCATTCATTAGATCGTATTATAGACAGCCAATTTAATGAATTTCACGGTATGTCGTGGGCAGCTTTAGCACTTAGACGTCGAGGAGAGTATTTAGAGATGCTTGATGAGAATCAAGAAGCATTTCTAAACTATATTGATGCAATCTATTTGGATGCTAAAATTGGTGTAAAAAGAAAACTCACGAGATTAAGCAAAATATTAAATTTAAACTGGCAAGATTTCACGGCTTCAGACCGAGCTTTAAGGATAGAACAAAGTTGTAAGTTGAATAGAGAAATCAGTATTGCTAAGTCAGCCAAAGACTGGGAGGCTATCTATGATAAAAATGGAAAAATGGTGGGAGTTCGAGAGGTAGAGCTACAAATCAAATTAGAAGATGAGCCCCAAAGCATAGATTTAATTGATAAAAGTAAAAAGGTAAAAGAGAAGAAAAGTTATATAAATGTATTTATAAATATAATGCTAAGTTTTTTGCATTTAACTTCTTACTTTATTAAGCCATTTTTGTACTTAGGGCATTTTTTCAAAACCATAATAGTTAAGTTATTTACACTATCTTTAAAGTTTATTTACTGGGTTAGCGTGATCATAATAGGTGTTATTATTTTTATAGTGGTGTTGAAGTTTTTATTAAGTGTATAACAGTAGAATGAACCCTGTTTTTAACAGGGTTTTTTATTGCCAAAAACAAATCCCTAGTAACGGCAAATTAATCTAGATATTTGCCTTGATTTTGATGTCATTACATTTGGGTTATTTGTCTCTTTTTGCATTCATCATTTTTTATAAAATAGCTTTACAACCAAGAATTTGAGTAGTAGTATTTACCCATAGGCGTAGAAACCTAAACAAACAGCGGCAATCCGCACCCGTCAGACAAGCGGTTTTTTTGTGTCTAAATTTTGCGATCCTTTTCCTGCCATTAGAAAAGGATTGTTCAGGCTCAATGTCGAGAGGGCGGAGAATACAATACCCGAAAGGGGAATAATCCCGACCGTCTGTTTGCGGTTTTCTAACCTCTCGGCACCCTATCAAATAGGGTAAAACTTAGAAAAAAAACAAACAGGAGCAGACTTATGTCTAATCAAATCACTACTCAAACAATCTCTTTCTACGGTTCAGATCTAATCACTTTAAAAGTTGAAGATGTTATCTACACAGCGGTAAAACCTATCGTTGAAGCTATGGGTTTAGACTGGGGTGGACAGCAACAAAAGCTAAGTAAATCAAGCGATAAATTCAACTGTAGAGATATCTCTATGGTTGCTAAGGACGGAAAAATTCGCCAAATGCTCTGTATGCCAATCAAAAAACTCAACGGCTGGCTATTTAGCATTAACCCCGAAAAAGTGCGGTCAGATTTAAAAGAGAAAGTCATCTGCTACCAAGAAGAATGTTTTGAGGCACTCTACAACTACTGGCATTTTGGCAAAGCGGAACGCAAAACCACAGTCGATGAACGCACTGGCTTACGCAATGCCGTGAATATGTTGGTCAGCAAAAAAGGGCTGATTTATTCCGATGCCTACAACCTCGTTCATCACTATATGAACGTTGAAAGCATTGAAGATATACCGGTAGAAAAATTACCAATGGCGGTGGAATACGTCCATAAAATTTGTTTAGAGGGAGAGCTGATTATTGATGTACCCAAAAATACGCATACCTTTGAATTAACCGAAGATGAATTACAAAGCCTCTCTTGGGCGTGGTTTGCTTTTTTACGAGGCATTTATACATTCCGCCATATCTACCCTGCATTTCAACGATTAGGGTCAAATATGGCTGGTGAAATTTACGGTCAAGGCTTTGAATATATGACAACCGCTAGAAATGCCCATAAAGTGATTAATCGGCTAACCCAAAATTTCCAATACGACTACGAAAGCAACTGGAGAGTGCTGAAACATATTCGGAACTTTGACCCAACATTCAAACAGCCAACATTCTAATTTGCAAAAAACTCACTAAAAATGACCGCTTGTGAAATATCAAGCGGCTTTTGGTATGTTTAAAATTTGCAATAGCAACACTTGAATTTGTTTGAAATAATCTTATATTGAGGAGAGAAAATGCTACATATCTACCAAAAGGAGAAATCTATGATCACTTATCAGCAACTCTGCAAGCAGCAAACACAATATAGAACAACCTTGATCAACAGAAAACGAAAATTACAAGAGCTCGTAGGTGAGTTTGCTAGAGCGATTTTAGATGACTTAGGACTAACAGGGAAAGGCTATCGTGATGAACCATTGAAATCAACTATCGCGAAACCTTATGTAAGAATATTAGAATTGGAATCAGGCAAGCAGGAAGATGTTATTCCTTTTAAACTTCCAGTATCTTTTGATGATAAAGGAAATCCATTATCTGAGGCTGGGATTTGCATCACTCTTGAAGAAAATGAAAATACCTATCCTAAAACACATATTTATATTCGCATACAGTTTAAACTTATTGGTGAGCAACTAATTTTGGCATTTCTTGATTTTGATGAGGAAATGCAAATTACGGTTAATTTAGATGATAGTGATAATGAAAAATGGCATTATGCTGTCCAAAGTTATAAAGAAATGGTAATGCGTAGTTGCACTTTGCCTTGTTAAGATAATGATTAAAAAGCCTGCATCAAGCAGGCTTTTTTATTGGAGAAAATATGACTTGGAGTTCTATCGGCATACCGAGCGTACCTGGATTGCCGAAAAATATCGGCGATGCAGCAATAAAATTCGGTGGTGCGTTGGGTATCAATTTATTATTTGGCAATTATTGGGGAGTGTTCGATCGAAACGGCATTCCCCTTTTACTTGCTGACAATGTGAAATCGGTGAAATATCAGAGTCGTTCAAAGATTTCTACCGCACCACTCGAAAAAGGCTCATTTGCCGCTTATAACAAAGTGATCGAGCCTTACACTGTGAATGTAGTAATGACAAAAGGCAGTGGCGGTGTGAAAGAACGAGGAGCATTTTTAGCCCTTGTCGATGCCTTTGCCAACAGCACTGATTTATTTATGGTAATTACGCCCGAAGCTATTTACCCGAACTGCAATATCGTTGGTTATGACTATGTGCGTGAAGCCGGGGACGGTGCAAGGTTGCTCAAAGTGAATTTGCATTTGCAAGAAATCCGAGAAGTAGAGGTGGAATACACAAAAACCAAAGCAGAATCGGCAGAGGCAGTGCAAGAGCAAGGGAATGTAACACCGGAGAAAGTAAATACTGAAGCCGGCAATACTTCAGTCCTTTTTGATATAGGACAAAAGATCGGTGATATGAAAGAAACATTAAAAACCGATGGTGCTGGTGCAGTTATTGATAAACTGAAAGATAGTTTGATGAACGCCGTTGGAATGGGAGGTTGATTTTGGACTTATATCATATCCCGCTTAAAGCGGTGGCAAATCAGCGTGTGCATTGCCAAATTGAGGGGCAAGAGCTTGAAATTACCTTGCATACTCGATTAGATAACAGGCTTTATATTAGCCTGAAATGCAACAAACAGCCGATTGTGTATAACCGCATTTGCCAAAATTTAACGCCTTTAATTGATGTAGATTACCTGCCGATTAAAGGCGTTTTGTTTTTCCGTGATTCGCAGGGTAATCAAGATCCTGATTACAAAGAATTGGGAAAAAGATACCGCTTGTATTGGGGTGGATAATGGGAAGTTTTACGAAGAAAAAGCTGCGTTTCAGTTTTGTCCTTGGGCAACAAGATCCGCATTTTGACAAAGATGGAAATAATACCGTGATTGTTGAAGGTTTGAGGGCGAGTGCCACCATCCAGAGCGGACACGGTGCACCAATGCCAAGTGCTAAGTTAATGATTTATGGACTTGGTCAAACGGTAATGAATAAATTAGCGAAAATCCGCTGGAATACTGATGATGCGAAGCTGAATTACGTCAGAGTTGAGGCAAGCCAAGACGGAGGAGAAAGTTACATATTGGTTTATGAAGGGGTTATTCAATATGCCTATCCGAATTATGGCTCAAGCCCTGAAGTGATTTTAACTATTGATAGTACTTCGGCGTTACAACACAAGATTAGACCGGTTCCGCCATTAAGTTTTAATGGTGAAGTAGATGTGGCTTCCGCAGTCTCTCAAATTTGTCAAAAAATGAGTATGCGATTTGAGAATAATGGTGTAACAGAGAAAGTCAGCAACCCTTACTTGCCTGAAACCGCTTTAGATCAGGTTTTTAAATTATGTGATGCCATCAATGCAAAAGCGGTCGTGGAATTTAATACGATTGCTATCACGCCACAAGGCCAAGCAAGAGATATTTTAGTTCCCGTTATTTCGCCGAATAGCGGATTAATTGGATATCCAATCCCAACCATTACCGGCACAAGATTTCAATGTTTATTTGATCCTGTTATACGCTTCCAAGGGCTTGTGGAAATTAAAGACAGTTTAGTTGAAATTTGTAATGGCAAATGGCTGGTTGTTGGATTAAGCCATTATTTGGAAAGTGAAGTATCAGGTGGGCGTTGGTTATCAGAAGTCGATGCCATTTACCCCGGAGGTGTGAAAATTGTCAAATAATCTAGGTTTACTAAAGCCCGATCAAGTTTTAGGTGGCACAGGCGAATTTGAATTTATTATTTCCGGCATTGTGAATCGAATTCAAACCGTCACGCTAGTTCAGGTCAAAGCAATAAATGCAACCGGCATTGGACCTGTCGGTACGGTAGATGTGCAACCAATGGTGGCACAACTGGACGGTAGTGGCAAAGCATATGCACACGGTGTAATTCACAACATCCCTTATTTTAGACTTCAGGGTGGTAGCAATGCGGTAATTATCGATCCGAAAGTGGGTGACATTGGAATGTGTGGTTTTTGCAGTCGTGATATTTCCTCAGTGAAAGTGAACAAAGCCCCTTCAAATCCACAAAGCAGACGAAAATTTGATTATGCAGACGGTTTGTATTTTGGCGGTTTTCTTAACGGTGTGCCAAATCAATATCTCTTTTTCAAGGATTCGGGCATTGAGTTGGTTTCTACCGGTGAAATTTTACTAAAAGGCACATCAATCAAATTAGATGCCCCTGTTGAAACTACCTCAACACTAAACGCTGCCGGAGATATTACCGATAATGCCAAATCAGGGGGTAAATCAATGAAAAATATGCGACAGGTTTACGATACGCATACACATAACGGTGGGGCACAACCCGATCAGAAAACGGAGTAATGTATATGACAACGTTATTCTTACACCCTAACACTTGGGATTTATGCCTTGATGATGAGGGAAATATTGCTTATGTAAAAGATCCGTACGCTAAGGCTCAAGATGTGGCAAGTGGCATTAAGTTATTTAAAGGCGAATTGTATTACGACACCACTCAAGGAATTCCTTATTTTGATGAAACGCTTGGCAAAAAGCAGTCGTTAGCACTCTATCAATATCGACTAGAGCAAGCAGCACTCAGAGTGAAAGGTGTAACCTCTGCCAAAGCCAATATTGAAAGCGGAGCCAGTCGGGAAGTGGCCGGCTCTGTGACTTTTACCGATGAACAAAATAGACAGATGAGCGTGAAACTATGACGATACAGACAAATGTGCCATCAATTCGGTTTACACCGCAAGGCTTAATTTTGCCGAGTGAGCAAGAAATTCTAAACGGTGTGCTGGCGGACTTTAATGCGGCATTTGGTGGTGGGCTAAGCCAAAACTTAGAAACACCACAGGGACAACTTGCCAGCTCGATTGCTGCGATTATTGCTGATAAAAATAATCAAATTGCGTGGCTAGTGAATAATCTTGATCCGACTTATTCGGACGGCATTATGCAAGATGCCATCGCTAAAATTTATTTCGTAAAACGAAAAGGGCGGGTGAACTCTTTTGCAACCTGTCAATTTATTGGTTTACCGGGTGTGACTATTCCAAAAGGGTTAGTTATCAAAGATACCACCAATAATGAATGGATATTAGATGAAGAGATCAGCATATTAGAAAACGGCACTGTGGAAGGACGTGTTATTGCTAACGGTGTTTATGGTGCAAAAGCCAATACGATCACTAAAATCCATCAATCGATTATCGGGCTGGACCGTGTTACCAACCCACAAGATGCGGTTGTTGGTACAGAACGGGAAAACAGACAGGATTTTGCGGAACGATTTAAAAAGAGCGTGGCGATTAACTCGCAAGGAATGCCGGCATCTGTCTATGCGAATGTCTCAAAATTAGCCGGAGTAACAGATTGCTATGTAATAGATAACCCGAAAGGCGTTGCAGTACAGGTGGGAAGTAGTCGATATTCCATCAAACCACATAGTATTTATGTTGCTGTGATGGGCGGAAATGAGCAACAAATTGCCGAAGAAATTTGGCGATATACCGGAAACGGCTGTGATTACAATGGCAATCGAACGGTGGTTGTCACAGATAATACATATACAGATCCAAAACCAACGTATGAAATCCAATTTATGCGACCTACTACCACACCGATTTATTTTCAAGTGAAGCTGAAACGAGGTGCTACGATTGGAAGCGATCAAACCGCAAAAGAAACTATTCCGAAAACATTCCAACGTCTAAGTAAAAGTAAAATCGGTGCGACTTTATATGCGGTTGAATTTGTCTCTGATTTAGTCAAAGCCTTGCCTGAAGAACATTTGCTTGATGTGAAAATTGGACTGAATCAACGTACTTACACAGATACCATTACGGTAGGAATAGATCAATATCCAACAATAGCTGCTGAAAATATTAGTGTGGTGTTTGTATGAAAAACGTAGCCAAAACCATTATCAGTCAATATGCAAACAGTCCGATTATTTGCAGTTTGATTGAAAATGCAAATACATATTTAGATCCAACTGCGGATATTGAACTTTTTTATCGCTTTATTTGGAATTTGGATACTGCACAAGGCATTGGATTGGATTTCTGGGGGCGAGTGGTTGGAATATCTCGGAATGTGCAAGTTGATGAGAAAAATCAATTTATCGGCTCTACGTTAGCAGCGGAAGATTTAAAAACGTATCAACCCGGCACGATTCATTTAATGAATGATGAAATGTTTCGCACAATGATATTCTTAAAGGCAATGAGCAATATCATTTATGCTACTACCCCGAACATCAACCGACTGCTGCAAATCCTCTTTGAAAAACGGGGGCGAGCTTATTATGTAAAAAACGGCACTATGCAAGCTCGTTATGTGTTTGAATTTAATTTAACACCAGTTGAAAAAGCGGTGTTAATCAGCACAGATTTACTACCTCGCCCCTCTGGAGTTTTAGTCGATTTCTATGAGCCGGATATTCGCAACACATTCGGTTTTATCGAAGCTGAACTAGCACCATTCGGACAAGGTGCATTTTATATTGGTGATCGCTAGCCTGCATCAAGCAGGCTTTTTTATTGGAGCAAAATAATGTTACAACCTAAATTACTTTCTAAGATTTGGGCGGGGCTAGGCTTAAAAAATACTATACCTGAAACCAGAACTGATGATTTAGCACAAGGAGCGGCAACATATGAGGAGGGCTTCCCTCAAATTACAATGACGCCGATTGCACAGGGTGGTAAAGCTCCGTCAGGTAAGGATATGAATGGTGTTCTTAATGAACTCTCCGCTCACATTGTTCATTTAAACAAAGGTGGACTATACAAGTTTGATATTACCTTTGCAGGGAAAATCAATGGATATGACAAAGGTGCAGTGCTTTTAAATGACGCTGAAACGGCTGTTTTTGTTAGTTTAGTAAGTCAAAATAAACACAATTTCAATACCTCGTCAGATTACCGCAAACATTGGGCTAAATTAGCTGATGTTCAAAGTATCCAACACATTACCCCATTAAAATTAACAAGCCTAACTCAAAACAAGTTACTACCAACTGGGCACACTCACGAAATTGAAAAAGCCAGCCTAACTGAGGTTGGCATAACCCAACTTTTTTCCGGCTTAGATTCTGATGCCGAAAATATGGCGGCCACCCCTAAAGCGATTAAAATGCTTAAAGACTTAATCGATGCCATTACTCGCAACTTAGGGAATTACATCCCTAACAGCAAAAAATCTAATGCTGTAAACAGTAACAGTGCGGATATGGTTGCGACAAGTGCAGCGGTTAAGGCGGCGAATGATAACGCTAATGGGCGAGTGAGCAAAAGTGGCGACACGATGACGGGCAATCTATCTCTTAATAATGGGACGGATTATGTTAGCGTATTGCATTATAACTCAACGGGTAAATATACTCTCACACAGGGCGCTCCTGATAGCTCACCTAATTTTTATGCAGTTGCTTACTTTAACGCTCAAGGCACGCGAGAATATGCGGCGTTTTACCCTAAAACTGGCAATACAGAGCTTATCGCTTATCAAAGCTGGGTTAATACTGCTCTTGGTGGCTATATCCCCAACAGCAAAAAATCAAACTCCGTCACTAGCAATAGTGCGGATACGGTTGCGACAAGTTTAGCGGCTAAAAATGCTTACGACAAAGGAGTTGAGGCTAAAACAGCAGCGGATAACGCCCAACGTACGGCAAACGCCAAGCAGTCTCCTGCTACTACTTTATCTGGTTATGGCATTACAGATGGAGCTGTAGCTAAAAGTCTTACAACTGAGAATTTAAATGCGGTCACAGCTGCTGGTCTGTACGGACAAAATGCAAACGTAAATGCAACTAGCCAACGTAATTACCCTGACACAAAAGCAGGGGCATTGCAGGTCATAGACTCAGCTTATGGTGTAATGCAAATTTACACGACTTGGGACACAAAAAATGTCTTTGTGCGTAATCAACAGCCTGGGGATTGGAGTGATTGGGTAAGAGTTGATGGTTTAGATAGACTACCTCTCACAGGTGGTACATTACTTGGTAATTTGGTTATCAATAGTGGGGATTGGTCTAAAGTAGAGTTGTTTAATAAAGCCAATAAGCGCTTAATCCTGGAGGTGTCACCTGATAGCATTAATAGTATTGGTAGTATCGTGTATCGCAATGCAAGTGACAGTAACGAGGCGTTAATTGGTATCCCACGTCAAAATGGCACTATGGCATTAATTGGGGATATAGCTAATACGGTTAAATCATCTGTTAGCCGTAGTAATAAATCCCGTACTAATACATTCCCGCTGCAGTCGGGCAAGAGTTACAGTACGGTAGGTAGTGTAACAATTTATCCAGATGGACGGATTATCCAAATTATGCACCTCAAAAATATTAAACCTGTGTGGTTTAACCTTGAGGATACGGCTAATACTGGCGATAGACACCGCACAATTAATATCCCACTTTGGACGGCGATGCCTAATAAGATTATTGATGTTAGCCCGAAAACTATTCGAGCATCAAATAATGCGGTAACGTATTACACAGAGGCGGGAGAGTGGATTAGTGCGTGGCAAATCTATGGCAATGACAGCAATAAATCAAGTGTCAATATTAATATCTCGCGATTTAGGGGCGCTAACGACGAGGATGTGGACTTATATGTGGTTGTGGAGGGTTACTAATGACTTATTATGTGCATGTAATAGATGAGCAAGGTAATTACGAGTTAATTGATGGGGAGTTTGTAGGGTTATATGATTTAGATTTTGAGGCAATGCCTAAATTAACCGACAAGCAATACCAAGCCTACCTAGCTAAAGCTAATGGCAAAGAGCGATTTGTCAATGGCAAATTTTTGTATGAGCAAATTAAGGTTGATATGCGGGCGGTCATTTTAACGGCTAAATCTGCAAAGTTGGCAGATATCAACCAACAGGCACAAGCCTTTGTAAATGAGCTAGCAAAATACGACGAGACCCCATCATTTGAGCGGGACACGTGGTTAGAGCAAGCAGCAGAGGCAAAAGCGTGGGTGGCAGACCCAGCCGCACAAACGCCAATCCTAGAGCTAATCGCAAAAATGCGAGGTGTGTCCTTGGATTTACTCAGGCAAAAAGCCTATGATAAAGCGATAGCCTATCAACAAGTGGCAGCAATTGTGGCAGGACAAAGACAGGCTTATGAGGACCGCCTCAATGCAGCGGAAACCCTTGAGCAAGTGCAAGCGATTGAGCCGGTGTATCAATTACCACAACAAGAGGCAGCTAATAATGGATAAAGTCTATCTGGCACTCTATAAAGGCACGGGCGGAAGCTTATATGACCGCCTAACGGATTGGATTATCCGCAAAGTGACTAAAGGCAAGTATTCTCACTGCGAGATTGCCGTACGCAAAAGCGAGATTAAAGACCATTACCACAGAGAGGAGTGGTACGAGTGCTACAGCTCAAGTCCTCGCGATGGTGGAGTACGACTAGCAGTCATTAATCTTGATGACGGCAAATGGGACTTAATTGAGCTACCACATGTGCGCGAGCAACAGGTCAAAGCCTATTTTGCTGCAACAAAATGTCAACCTTACGACTGGCGTGGCGTGCTTGGAATTGTATGCGGCGTTAAGCACAAGCAGGATAAGTACTTTTGTTCCGAGTGGTGCTTCAATGCGATTAAGCAGAGTGATGAGGGGTGGAGATTCAATCCGAATGAGTTGGCAGTGGTTTTTGGAGGATGATATATATTTAAACGCTCTTTAAACTATCTTTAAAGGGCGTTTTAAAAGTTTAAATCAATTTTCAATTTTTTCTATTTTCCATCCTTTCCATTTTTTAGATCTGCTACGGCAGGCATTTAGTAAGCCGGATGTTGCATTACAATACTCTCCTCCTGTCCCACGCTTTCCGCCTGTCCGTTTCCAAACAGTATCATTCGGCAAAAACAGTTCGGTGTGTGTGCGGACAAAATGATATAGGTTAGTAAATTCCCAGCACTTGCCATCTTCACGGGTTAGTCGCCAGCGTTTGGCGTGTACGTTTGTTTCAAATTTACCTGATTTCTGGCTTTTTTTTGCCCACTCTTTGGCTATTGGTTGAGTTTTGATAGCTCCAATGGCTTTCTTGGGATTTTTCTGTCCCTTGTCAGCTTTTTCCTTTCGGCTTGTTGCCATACCCGATTTGCCAAGTAAATACCGCTTTTTAGCCACGGTGTCATAGGCTCGGTTTAGCTCTTTGGCTAGCTGGTCGTTGTTTTTTGTCCAATCCACATTATCCCAATCTATTCTTTTAAGTTTAGACTGCTCTTCAAATCCTTCATATAAACTCCAACCTTGCCATTTTTTGACTCTTTTTTGTCTTAAACTAGACAGAGCGGACTCTGCTAGGCAATATTGTCTTATGTGATTACCTGATTTTTTGTTTTTGCTTATCAAATGCTTTGCCTCAAACAAGTGTGCGTACTCAATGACAAAATCCTTGATGCTATCCATATATAAAATATCGCCATTTGGAGCTTTTAGTACAGTAGGCTTAACTTTTCTTTTGTATTTACCTACATTTCTAAGATTCCCCATTGTATCTGGAGCGTATTTTTTCCGCTTCTGAGATACATTCGCCACAGACCAGCCAATCTGCTTAGCAATATCAGACGTACTTTTCGACCAATCTATCGCACTCCAATCGACAGCTTTTTTCTGCCTCACAGTATTTGGAGCGTATTTTCGACGCTTAAGTGACACAAAGTTCCCAGCCACATTTAACATTTTGGATAACTCCAAAGTGCTTTTGCTCCAGTCTAATTCGCTCCAGTTAATTTTAGTAGCTCTACTCATTGCTCTCACCGCTAGCCCAAAACACCCTCACAGCATCAATAATGGCAAATTGCTGCACTTGGCTCAGATCGACCACCTTATTTATTAAGTTAGCCACATCATCATTAAGTTGTTTTGGCACAGTAGCACCATAATACTCTAAAATATCCGCGGCTATATTGATAGGTAAAGCGATTTTCGTCAAATCGCTACCGGCGTAAACATTATAAATTTCAGTCCACTCACTATTTTCTAGTTGTGGCTTTTCATTTTTTGCAATGTGTGCCAATAGAGCAAAAGCAGCATTAGTGTGTGCGGAATAATTAGGGGTTCCCCCTTGTGGGGTACGGTCTGCGATGTACTGTTCTGTCGTGGTGGTTAGGTGTACTGATTTTTTAGCCATTTTGATGTTATTTCCTTAATTTATTGATTAAATACCGCAACGACAATAGGATTTCTAATAACGCTTTCGCCTTTGTCTTCTCCAGCAGTCGCACTATCGCCTTTTACTAAAATAAAGTTTTGACCAACATATGAGTGACAACCTTTGAAATCCACATCAAATTTTTTACAAGCATCTCTACCTAGATTTTTAATTGCTTCAATTAATCCTTGTTCATCCGAATTTTTAATTCCCATTGTAGATACGCCATCTAATTCTTCGTCAGTTTTTTCACCATCAATCCAAACGAAAGAATTTTCCAACTCATCACCGATATCGTGAAATTCGGTAGTTGCTCTTAAGCCATAGTAAGCAAAGCAATCATCTTCTGCATCAGTTAATAAAGCGTTTAATAATTCTTGATATTTCAT